TTTGATGGTGTTTATAATATTATAAGATGGATGCCTACTATTTACAAAGATAAAGATTGGGATGATTATTATATCACTAAAATACTTCAAAAGAAAATTGAACATCAAAGAAAGTATTTAGTTGAAGCAAATCGTCATACACAAGTAGATCAAGATAATTATTGGATGACAGTTGTACTTAATTTAATTGAACGTGAACATGAAGAATATTATGGATGTGAATATATGGATTATATTAAACGAGATATGATATTTACACCAATAGAAGGTACAGATTCAAGCTCACTTGATTTTGAAACTAAATGGGAGAATTTAGATGAGTACCTTAACAAATACCCAGGTATAAAATATAGAGTAATTAGAGAAAATAAAGGAATAGATTTTACAGAAAAAGATAGATTGGCTATGTATATGGCTCAATATAGACAACGTAAATGTAGAAAATTAATATTTGAAATTTTAAAAAATAAATCCATCTATTGGTGGGATTAAAACTAAAGAGTTATGACAACAGTTTTTATTACCATGTTTGTACTTGTAGCTATACTTTCATATGCATGGGTGAAAGGAATTAGCAACATGAAAAAAAATCATCCTGATTATAAAGGAGAAGAATTTCTTAATTGGGATAGAAAAAATGATGATTGGGATAAAACCCATACTGAAGGAGATCTTTAATATGGAATTAAAACCAGTATATCCAAAAGACGATCCTGAGTATAGAAAACAAGTACTAGAGGAGTTTTATAAGAAAGTTAGGAATACAAGATGGGATGACATTGATGAAGATACTCCTAGAAAACCAAGAGGTAGAAAACCTAAAGTAGTTGAGAAACCAGTTTCAAAAGCTAGAACTAAGAGTGAACAACAAGCAGCAAATAAATTTTTTAATTATAATAAATAAAATATGGCTAGTATAAGTATTGATGTTGATATAGAAGAGGTGTTATGGGGAATGAGTGATCGTGAGAAACAAAAATTAGTAGATGAACTTTATGATGATGGATTTACTCCTAAAGAATTAGAGAAAAAATTAGATCCACCTACACATGCTGCTGAAAGTATATTTAATGAAGCCTTAGATAAAATAAAAGGTAAATGGAATATGTTAACAGAGGAAGAAGAACAAATAATTATTAATATATCAAAACGTTTTTAACATGATACAATTTTTTATTAAGCATTCTAAAGAATTAACTATAGCGGGTGCATTGTCAGTATTAACTATATGTTATTTTCAACAACGTGAATTAACCAAATTAAGAACCGAGACACAAACTCAAACTCAAATTATTGACTCATTAATTGGTGAGAATTTTAATAGTAGAGTTGAAGCTGGTAGGTATGAATTAACTTTAGATCATTTAAAAGAAGTTAATCCTAAAGTAGGAAAAGAAATGGAAGAGTGGATGTCACACGAAACCGAATAAAATGAAAAAAATATTATTAGTATTATTACTATTAATTAGTAATATCTCATTTAGTCAAAAAGTAGTTACATTAGATGAATTTATCATAGAATGGAAAGGTGTTCCTTATCGTTTAGGTGGTCATTCAAAAACAGGTATTGATTGTTCTCAATTCACTAAACGTTTATATAAAGATGTTTATAATAAACAATTAGAGAATGTAGCTTGGAGACAATGGAACCAAACAAAACGAGTGTCTAAAGCTAGTTTAGAAGTAGGTGATATAGTATTCTTTGATAGTAAAATTTCACCATCAGGATGGCATTGTGGAATTTATATTGGTAATAACAAATTTGTTCATTCATCTAATAGAAGAGAAGGAGTAAAGATAAGTGATTTAAGTGAATATCCTTATAACAGAAGTTATAAAGGTGCTGGGAGACTTTAATATATTTAAAATAAAAAGGTTATGAATATACATTATGATATTAACTCTGAAACAGGGTTAATGAGTTTAAAATTTAAAAAAACTATTCTAGATCCATTAGGTGATAATAAGGAAATATTTGAAAAATATATTCTTCCTATGTTAGCCATGAATGAGAAATTTGTATTAACAGGTAGTTTATCTCTTAAATTATTAGGTTTTGAACCTATGGATAAAGTAGGTGATTTTGACTTTGGTCTATTAGATACATTTACTGAAGAAGAGTATGTATCATTAAAGAATTTCTTTAACTTACATGACACAGTTCATGGATATGGTCGTGAAGCGTTTCCTCAAGAAATTACTCCTAAACCACAATTTTATCCTAAAGCCCATATGTGGCAGTTTTCTAAACGATGGAGTGAACCAGTTGATGCTGATTTAGCTAAAGAATTATTTTTTAAAATGGATATCTTTAATGATGAAATGCTTCGTAAAAAAGATATTATTACAATTTATTATGATGAATTTCCAGTTAGATTAGTTCATCCAAGTATTACTTTAAGTTATAGAATGAGATATGCTTTAGATGTTAGATCAAGTACAACATTTAAATATTGGGAAAAAATGAAAGCATTTATGGATAATGCTAAGTCATATTATAATCAAATTAGAGCAATAGCTAAAATGCAAGCTCGTATTCATGAACATAATGCTAATATTGAAGGTGATAAAGGCAAAATAGCGTATCTTAAAAATTTAATTAATACAAGAGAAGCAAACGCTGAAAGTTTTTTTGAAAAAGTATTTAATGAAACACTTGATCCATTTACTTTAATAATAGAAAAAGAACAAGAAGAATTTACTAAACAACGAAACGCAAATGGTAAATAACATAGATAAACAATACCATTATCAAACTAGGTTATGAAACAAATACTATTAGTATTAGCAACATGTTTATTAACGTCATGTTGGACAGCACACCCATTAAGATGTCATAAAACAACTTCACTCAAAGTTGAAGTAATATGTGTAGCACCTGGTGAAAATGACATGTGTATCTATTCACTTAAAGGAATTAAGGGTAGTGGATTAAAAGGACGTTTCTACATAATAGACAACAATAACAAGTATGTATTGGGGACACGGTTTAAATTATTATTATTAAAAACAGAACAACTATGAGAAAATTATTATTTATTTTATTGCTAATACCAGTTTTAGCGACAGCACAATTAAGAGATTCAGTTAAAATAAATGCTGGGATTTATGAAGCTATTTATAGTGAAAAATTAGAAAGTCCATTATTAGTTAAATATACTGTGTTATGTCCTAATGGAACAGCGTCTAGAGCAGGAATGGATTTTTATACTAACGACTCAGTTAAGACATCCAGTAATGAAGACTATATTAAAAATGAGTGGGACAAAGGACATATGGCCCCAGCAGCTGATTTTAATTGTGATAAAGAGATGTTATATAAAACATTTAGTTATTTAAACTGCGCTTTACAAAACCAATATTTGAATAGGGGAGTGTGGCGTATGCTTGAGTTACAAGAACGAGAATACGCTAAAAAAGAACCGACCACAGTTATTATAAAAGTTATATTTAGTAAAACTAGTTATAAACTACCAACTGGAGCAACTGTACCGGACGGTTTTTTTAAAATTATACAATTAGAAAAATCAGGTAAAACAATTAAGTTTTATTTCCCAAACATAACTCCTACAAAAGAAAAATATACAGACTACGAGATTAAATGACCCAAGTAGATTACTTATATTTAAGTTATGAAAACAGTAGTATTAGGTGACACACATGGTCGCTCATTTTGGAAATTAATAGTTAATATAGAAAATCCAGACAGGATTATTTTTATTGGAGATTATTTTGATTCGTTTGATATTAAAGGAGAAGAACAAATAAACAATTTCCTTGATATAATTGAATACAAAAAATCAAGTAGTAAGGAAATTATCTTACTGATTGGTAATCATGATTATCACTACATGAGAGGAATTACAGAAGATTACTCAGGTTATAAAGCACATCTAAGACCACAAATTGAATTTTTATTAGAAGAAAATAAACAACATCTTCAGATGGCTTACCAAATGGATGAATTTTTATTTAGCCATGCTGGTGTGAGTAGTAAATTTATGGATTCTGTATTTGGAAAGGATGGATGGAAAGTAGAAAATATAGTTGATTTATTAAATGAACAATTTAAATATAAACCATTAACATTTGGTTTTGGATTAGCCGTTGATATAAATAAAGCATTTTATTTAGATCCATATGGTGATAATGAAGAACAGTCTCCAATTTGGATTAGACCTAGATCATTAATGGCAGTCAATAAGAAACATGATAAAGGATTAAAGAAAAAATATATTCAAATAGTAGGACATACTCAAGTAAATAAATTAGATTTAGTAGGTGCTCAAAAAGCAGCTGGTGGAAGATACTATTTAATTGATTGTTTAGGAACAAGTGGTGAATATATGATTATTGAAAATGGTTTTATAAATAAAGGTTCTATTAGATAATGGCTAAGAAAAAGAAAAAAGAAGAAAAACGAGATTGGTTCATTGTTATGAACTCACAATTAGAATATTTTTGTGGGATGGCTTATGGTGGTCAATTAGTATGGTGTAGTGATTATAATGAAGCGAAACCTTTGGACCACCCAAATAAATTTAATACCTTAAAATATCTCTGTTATAACGAGGAATTAATAATGGATTATATAAAATAAATTATGAGCAAACAACATACATTATGGGTTGAAAAATTTAGACCCGATACGTTGGAAGGTTATTTAGGTAATGAAGAGTTTATTAATGGTCTACAAGAGTGGATTGGTAAAAATGATTTTCCTAATTTATTACTTCATGGTCCTGCTGGTACAGGTAAGACAACAGCTGCTAAATTAGTAGTTAAAAATATTAATTGTGATTTTATATATTTGAATTGTAGTGATGAGAATGGTATTGATACAATTAGAGATAAAGTAAAACAATTCGCTTCAGGTGCTACATTTAAACCACTTAAAGTTGTTATATTAGATGAAGCTGATTTCTTAACTATAAACGCTCAAGCAGCACTTAGGAATGTTATTGAATCATTTAGTTTAACTACTAGGTTTATATTCACTTGTAATTTTACAGAACGTATTATTGATCCATTGCAATCCAGATTAACATCATTCCATTTAATCACACCTGAACCAAAACAAATAGCTAAACATTTAAAAGGTATATTAGAACAAGAACAAGTAGAATTTGAAGTAAATGATCTAGTCAATATTGTTAAAAAAACTTATCCTGATATTAGACGTGCGTTAAATATATTGCAAAGCAGCATTAATAAAGGTAAATTAACACCTAAAAATATAACTGACAATAATTATACTGATCAAATTATAGCTGAAGTAAAATCAGGTAAAAAACAGGCATTTAATAGTGTTAGACAGATTATAGCTGACAATAACATTTCAGATTTTACAGGTATATATAAAGAATTACATAATGCTTTATCAACACCTGAAGCAACTATAGTGATAGAAGAATATTTATTTCATTCAACTACTATTCCAGACAAAGAAATTTGTTTTTGCGGATGTGTAGCTAAACTTTTAAACATATAATATGAACCAAGAACAACCGAGACTAAACATCTCATTAGACAAAACAGCAGAAATTACATGTGATGAATGTGGTCATAATGTATTCCAAGAAGGATTAATGCTTAGAAAAGCAAGTAAATTTTTAACAGGTACTCCACAAGATGCTCTTATTCCATTACCAGTATTTAGTTGTTCTAAATGTGGTCATGTTAATACAGAGTTTTTACCTGAACCACTTAAACCAACTGAATAGTGACATTATTTGATTGGTTAAATGAAATAACATATAGTAAGCGTCCATGGGATAGCTTTACTGATGAAGATAAAAATGAGTTTAATCTATATATGATTAATCGTTTCATCAGTATGGAACCTGCTTATATTAATGTTGTTAATTTAATTCAACGATACCCTAACTGTTCAAACAGATGGGTTTATAAATTCTACTGTGATATGTTACCTAAAAAGAAATCATTCTTTAGGTATATTAAATCCAAAATTAAATGGGATAAAGAAACAGTAGATAAAATAGCTGATTATTATAAATGTAGTACTAGAGAAGCTAAGGAATATATTAGTGTACTTAGAGATGATCAATTAGAAGATATACTTAACGTGGGGACGTCAAGTACAAATAAAAAAAGGAGAAACAAAAAATGAGTACATTTATCTTAGGCGTTTCAGCTGCTATAGTGGTTGGGATGTTTGTTTGGTTCACAATTGATACTATTAAACAGTTAAAAAGGATCAAGCAATTAGAAACACAAAAAAGTCAGTTATGGAGTGAAATTGAAAACCGTTGCAATTCAATTGAACGTATGTTAGACCAAATGATTCGAGATGTAAACAGTCGAGTAGATGAAAATTACAGCTACACTGATTCACGACTTGATAAAATGGTTAACATGATTGAACGTGATTATGTTACAAAGAAAAACAAATTAGACAATTCAATAGATTATAACAATTAATAATTAACTTGGCGTCCCCCATTAAGTTACTTATATTTAAATTATAAAATTATTCATATGGGATCAATAACATCAATGTGTCGTGATTTAGAAGACGACAATAAAGGTTTATCACGATGTGCTGAAGAAGTACCTAAACACAAGTATGCTATGGAAGATAAAACTGATGATAAAATAACAGAAGCTGTAGTAGCTGATTTACGTTTACGTAGTAAGGTAGGTATTAAAAAATATAATACAACTTTAGATAAGAATAATAAAGATGATTATATGATTCATTTATATCAAGAATTACTTGATGCTGCTCAATATGCTAAAAAGGAGATGTCATTTATTCCTATGATAAAACAAATGATTAAAGATTATCCTAATGACATGGAATTAGGTAAAAAAATAAGAGAAACATTTAATGGCTAAGCTAAAACTAACTGAGATTGAACTTAAGATAAAAACAACTACTCCAAAAGAAGTTGATTACAGATACCAAGGTACAGTATCTTACTCTCAGTACTCAATATGGCGTAAATGTCCTCATCAATGGTATTTAAATTATTTTAAAGGTTTATCTACCTATTCACAATCAATTCATACTATATTTGGAACTTCAATTCATGAAGCACTTCAACATTATTTAAAAGTAATGTATGCTGAAAGTGGAGCAGCTGCTGATAGAGAAGATATAATCACTATATTTAAAGATAAATTTAGAATATTATATAAGGAAGAATTTGAGCGAACTAAACAACATTTTTCATCACCAGATGAGATGAAAGAGTTTCATGATGATGGAGTTACTATATTAGAGTATTTTAAAAAACATCGTAATCAATTTTTCTCAACTCGTAATGTAGTGTTGTTAGGTATTGAAATGCCTTTAATGGTTGGATTATCTAAAAATTTATTTTTAAAAGGTTATATTGACTTTGTTTTATATGATAAAGATTTAGATAAAGTTTATATCTATGATATTAAAACAAGTAGACAGGGTTGGGGTGACAAGGATAAAAAAGATAGTATTAAAATATCTCAATTATTACTTTATAAAGAATACTTCTCTAAACAATATAACATTGATGTAGATAAAATTGAAGTTGAGTTCTTTATTGTTAAACGTAAGGTATGGGACAGTCCAGATTTTGTTATACCACGTATTCAATCATTTAAACCAGCAGCAGGCAAAATTAAAAGAAAACAAGCAGCTGAAGCATTTAGTGCTTTCTTAAATGAATGTTTTAATACTGAGGGTAAAATGGTAGATAAAGAATATTCTAAAATAGTAAGTAAATCATCTTGTACTTACTGTCCATTCAATAATGATAAAACACTTTGCGATAAAAATGTCGCTTTATAATCTCCGTATATATTTATATATGCAATAAAAGCAATATATTATGGACAAAAACAAATTAACAAGTGTAAAAGTAAAAGATGACTTGTTTGAAGAATTTAAAGTGTTATGTGTTAGAACAAAGTTCTCACTACAGAAGTTAGTAGATAGAAGTATTCATATGTACTTAACAGAAGAGGATTATAGAAAAACAATACACAATCATACAAATTTATCAATATCAGGTAGTCAAAGTTAAAAAAATTAATTAAAACTGTTATGAAAGAAGGTTACGTTCCAAAGGAACAAAGAAAAAAAATTTTATTATTATGTGATGATATTAGATTCACATCTGGTATTGCTACAATGGCAAGAGAGATAGTAGTAGGTACATCACATAGATTTAATTGGGTAAATTTAGGAGGCGCTATTAACCACCCAGAACAGGGACAACGCCTCGATATTAGTCAAGACACAAACACACATAATGGTATAACAGATGCTAGTGTATTTCTTTATCCAGTAAATGGATATGGTGACGCTCAAATAGTTAGACAACTAATTGATGCTGAAAAACCAGACGCATTAATGTTTTTCACTGATCCAAGATATTGGATTTGGTTATTCCAAATTGAAAATGAGATCAGAAGAAAAATACCTATGATTTATTTAAACATATGGGATGATTATCCCGCTCCATTGTATAATGAATCATATTATGAGTCATGTGATGGATTAATGGCTATATCAAAACAAACACTTAATATTAATAAAATAGCTTTAGCTGATAAAATTGAGAATAAAATATTAAGTTATGTACCACATGGTATTAATGAAAATGTGTTCTTCCCAATTGATAAAAATAATCCTAAATTAATTGAAGCTAAAAAAGCAATATTCAAAGATAAAGAATATGACTTTGTATTAATGTTTAACTCAAGAAACATTAGACGTAAATCAATTCCAGATACATTAGCTGCTTTTAAATTATTCTTAGATAAATTACCTAAAGAGAAAGCAGACAAATGTGCTATATTATTACATACTCAACCTGTTGATGAACATGGAACTGATTTATACGCGGTACGTGATATGTTATTTAATGAAGAACAATGTTCTCAAATTTATTTCTCAGATCAACGATTATCATCACCTGATATTAATTTATTATATAATTTAGCTGATGCTGGTATACTATTAAGTTCTAATGAAGGATGGGGATTATCATTAACTGAAGCTATGATGTGTGGTAAAATGATTATAGGTAATGTTAGTGGTGGTATGCAAGACCAAATGAGATTTTCTCATAATGGTAAATGGATTGATTTTGACGCTGATTTTTGTTCTAATCATTTTGGTACAGTTAAAGACTGTGGTGATTGGGCGATACCAGTATTTCCAAGTAATATAAGTATTCAAGGTTCAGTACCTACACCTTATATCTATGATGATAGAGTTGATTTTAGAGATGCAGCTACTGCTATTATGGAAGTATATGAATTAGGAGCTGAAGAAAGAGAACGTAGAGGTAAATTAGCTCGTGAGTGGGTTACATCAGAAGAATCAGGTATGTCTGCTTCAAATATGTGTAAAAATGTTATAAAACATGTTGATGAAGTTTTGGCTATCTGGGAACCAAAACCTAAATTTGAATTTATTAAAACAGAAAAATTAAAAAGAAAACATTTACGTCATAAATTAACATATTAATAAGTTATGAAACCATTATTATTTATAAGTTGTCCAGTAGAGACAATGTCCGGTTATGGAGCAAGATCAAGAGATATTATTAAAGCTATTTTAAAGTATGATAAATATGATGTTAAAATTATTTCACAACGTTGGGGTAATACATCATATAATGCTTTAGATTTAAATAATCCAGAAGATAAACAATTGTATGATTTAATTTGGAGACAACCACAACTGCCTAAACAACCAGATGTATGGATTCAAATCACTGTACCAAATGAATTTCAACCAGTAGGAAAATATAATATTGGTATTACAGCTGGTATTGAAACAACAGTATGTGATCCAAGTTGGTTAGAAGGTATTAATAGAATGAATTTAACATTAGTGTCATCTAATCATGCTAAACAAGTATTTGAACAATCAACATTTGAAAAACGTAATCAGCAAACTCAACAAGTTGAAGCAGTTATCAAATTAGAGAAACCAGTAGAAGTATTATTTGAAGGAGTTGATTTAAATAAATATTTTCATATATCTGATTCTGAATTAGAAGAAACTGATTTAGTATTATCATTAGATAAAATTAAAGAAGATTTTTGTTTCTTATTTGTTGGCCACTGGCTACAAGGACAAATAGGCGAAGATAGAAAGAATGTAGGTTATATGCTTAAAGCGTTCTTAGAAACATTTAAAAATAAAAAAATAGCACCTGCTTTAATTTTAAAAACATCTCAAGTAACTAATTCTATTATGGATAGAGATGAGATATTAAAGAAAATAGATGCTGTTAAACAAACAGTTAAAGGTGACTTACCTAACATTTACTTAATACATGGTGATTTAGAAGATAAGGATATAAATGATTTATATAACCACGGTAAAGTAAAAGCAATGGTATCATTAACTAAAGGTGAAGGATTTGGAAGACCATTACTTGAATTTAGTTTAAGTAAAAAACCAATTATAGCTAGTAATTGGAGTGGTCATTTAGATTTCTTGAATTTAGAATTCACTGTTCTAGTAGGTGGATCATTGACTCCAGTTCATCAGTCAGCTCAATCTCAAAATATGATATTAGCTGAGTCACAATGGTTTACCCCAAATGATGCTAGTGTAGCTGATGCTTTTAAAAATGTTTATAATGATTATAAAAAATATTTTGAACTAGCTAAACGTCAAGCACATCATGCTAAAACAAATTTCTCATTTGATGAAATGGCTAAGGTATTAAATAATATATTTGAAACAAAAATACCTAAACAAGTAGAATTAAAATTACCTAAACTTAAAAAATTATAAAATGGAAGATAAATTAACAACATGTTCTAGATGTGAATCAGATGCTTGCTATGAACATAACCATCAAGGTATAACAATATGGAGCTGCATGGGTTGTGGTTTTACAACTAATGAATTAATGATTGATGAAAGTGAATTAGTTAAAGCAACTGAAGAAGTAATGCCTGAGTTATATAAAGATCTTAGATTCATAGATTATAAAAATCAAGTATGGTATCCAACAGTTGTTAATATTGAAGATAAAGGTACTGTATTTATAAATGGTACTACTAAAGAAAATTGGGGTTGGGCGGGAATTAAAGCAATAGAAACAACAGAAGAAGAAAAAGAAAAATTTAAAGGAGCTAAGTTTAAATCAGATCCTAAAACATTAAAAATGTTCGATAAAAAATCATTTGATGAAGCTTGTTCTTATATTGGATTAATTTAAAAATACAGTTATGACAACAATTAGTTTTGCAATTACAACTTGTAATGAACATATTGAGTTAGAACGACTATTAAAACAAATAATCTCAATCATCAAACCAGGTGATGAAATAATAGTTCAACTAGACAATACAGCTACTCCTAAAGTAAAAGAAGTAGCTGAAAAATATAATATTGGTTATAAATTTGAATACCATAGGATATATGCCTCATTGAATGGTGATTTTGCTACATTTAAAAATAATTTAAAAAAACATTGTACACGTGATTGGATTTTCTTTATTGATGCTGATGAATTTTTAGGAGATGATTTAGCTAATAATATTCATGAAATATTAGATGTAAATCATAATATTGTAGATGTAATAGCAGTACCTAGAATTAATACAGTTGAAGGACTAACTCGGAATCATATTGATAAATGGAGATGGTTTGTAGATGATAATAATTGGATTAATTACCCAGATTATCAAACTCGCATATGTTCTAACAAACCAGAAATAAATTGGGTAAATAAAGTACATGAACATTTATCAGGTTGGAAAACAATAGCTAATTTACCTCATGGGTATGACTTAATACATCCTAAAACAATTGATAAACAAGAAAAACAAAATAATTTTTATGACACATTATAATAGAATTTTTATAACTGGGGCTAATGGAATGTTAGGTACAACATTAAAAAGTCTTATTGATAATAATAAACTTTTTTTAACTGATAAAGAATTATCTGAAAATATAGTTTACTGCGATATCAGAGATTTAAATCATACATCCCAACTAGTCAAAACTTACCAACCAGATATTATTTTAAATTTTGCTGCTATAGTAGATTTAGAATATGCTGAACAAGAAAAAGATGATTGTTATTTAACAAATACAATAGCCGCTATTAATTTATTTAATTTATCTAAAGAATTAAATATACCATATGTGTTTATTAGTACAGCTGGTATATTTGGAGATGATAAAGAATTTTACACTGAAGAAGATAAACCATATCCACTTAGTGCTTATGGTAAAAGTAAATATTATACTGAACAACTAATGCTAAATCAAAACTATGAAAAGTATTGGATATTCAGAGCAGGATGGATGATGGGAGGTGGACCAGATAAAGATAAAAAATTTGTTAATAAGATAATGAAACAAATTAACTCAGGAGCTAAAGAATTATATGTGGTGGATGATAAATTAGGAGTACCTACTTATACTAAAGACTTCGCTCAATCTATTTTGAGACATATAGAAGAAGACTTACCTTATGGTTTATATAATATGGTTAGTCAAGGTGAAGCAAGTAGATATGACACAGCAGTTGCTATTAAAGAACATCTTAATTTAGACATTACAATTCATAAAGTGACAAGTGATCATTTTAAACAAGAATATTTTGCTCATAGACCATATTCAGAAAAATTAATTAATAATAAATTAAATAAGCTAAATAAGAATTATATGAGAGAATGGAAGGTGTGTTTGCATGAATATTTAGATGAACATTTTAAAAAATAAATAATGTACGATTACTTAATAGTTGGAGCTGGGTTGTATGGACTTGTTAATGCTCGTTTATTAACAGATGCTGGTAAGAAATGTTTAGTTATAGACAAACGAGATCATATTGGGGGAAATTGTCACACTGAAGATGTAGATGGAATTAAAGTTCATAAATATGGTCCTCATATTTTTCATACTGATATTCCTGAAGTATGGGAGTTTATTAATAAGTATACTACTATTAATCATTTTTCATGTAGACCTAAATTACGTTATGAGGATAAAATATACTCATTTCCTATTAACTTATTAACATTACATCAAGTATATGGAGTACTTACTCCAGATGAAGCTAAAGTTAAAATTGATGAAGTAACTAAACCATATAAAGAATTATACCCTGAGCCTAAAAATGCTTATGAGTATGGAATGCAATTAGTAGGACCAGAATTATATTCTATATTCTATGAAGGATATCTTAAAAAACAATGGAAAAAAGATCCTAAAGATATACCAGCAGATATTTTACAAAGACAAATATTCAGATTAAAATTTGAAGATAGTTACTATCATCATTCACATCAAGGTATTCCTAATTATAATTTATTGTTTGATAACTTAAGTAAAAATATTGATGTGATTACTGATGTTGATTATTTAAAAGATAAGCAATATTGGGACAGTAAAACTAAAGAAATAATTTATACAGGTCCTATAGATAGATATTTTAATTATCAATTTGGTCCTTTAGAATATCGTTCATTAATCTTTAAACATGAACGCTTAGATATACCTGATTACCAAGGTACATTCATGATGAGTTACCCAGAACCAAAATATGATTTTACTAGAATTATAGAACATAAACATTTTGAATTTGGAACTCAGCCATTCACTGTCATAACAAAAGAATATCCTGATGATTGGAGTATAGGTAAAGAATCATATTACCCAGTCAATGATGAAAAAAATCAATTAATATATAATAAGTACTTTGAATTAATTAAAAATGAATCTAATGTTTATTTTGGAGGACGAATGGGAAGTTATAAATATCTAAATATGGATGAAACAATAGATTTAGCTTTAAGATTATCAAGTCAAATATTAAACAAATGAAAAAAATAGTATTCCAATCACAAATGGGTTTTGTAGGTCAAATACCTAGAACTCATACTAATATGAGAGTAGAATTTGCTCAAATGTGTGCTTTACAAGCAGATCATTATCCATTATTATTTGATACTAGTAAAGTAACTAAAAAATATGATATAGCAGTTCTATTAATACCTAAAACTCCAGCTGATAGAGATAGATTATATAATGTAGATGTAGTAGCTGAGGCAAGGAAAATAGCTGATAAAGTGTTGTTTATGCAAGAGGGTCCAAGTTGGATTTATCAAGACTTACCTGTACATCAACAAATATGGCATTATAATTTATTAACCAGTGTAGATGGTATTTTGACTGAGAATGAAACTGATATACCTTATTTCAAAGGTATTAATTCTAAAGTATCAATTCAAGATATACCTTCATTAATGATTGAGGATAGTGTTTTAAATGCTAGACTAATTGAGAAACAAGATAAGATTATAATTGGAGGTAATTTTACTAGATGGTATGGTGGATTTGATAGTTATGTTATTGCAACTGAATTTGATTTACCTATATATTGTCCTAGTATGGGACGTAAACAACCAAATGAAGAACAATTAGTTACTCATTTACCTTACTTACAATGGAATGAATGGATTAGTGCTTTAGCAGAGTTTAAATATGCTATACATTTAATGCCTACAATAGCGGCGGGCACATTTGCTATGAACTGTGGTTTCTTAGGCATACCATGTATTGGATATAATGAAACTGATACTCAAAGAAAAATACACCCTAAGTTAAGTGTTGGTTTAGGTGATTTAGAATCAGCTAGAAAATTAGCTATTGAATTAAAAAATAATGAATCGTTCTATAAAGAATGTTCTATTGATGCTAAAGATAATTACAAAAATTTAATTAGTGAAGCTCAATTTTTAAGTAAAATGGAAAATTACTTTAATCAGTTATGCAAAAACTAAATATAATAGTAGCTATAGATGATACACACCCAGAACCAAATTGGGGATGTGAAGGTGATCAATCAGTAGAGTATTTAAAAGAACTAAATAAAGAATTTGGATGTAAATTTGTTTTATTTACTCCATCCAACTACCATAATAAATTTCCTTTATCACAACATAAAGATTGGGTTGATTATTGGTTACAATATAATTGGATTGAATTAGCAGGACATGGTCATTACCATAAACGTACTGTTGTAGACCCAGGTTGTCGTGAATGTGAGTTTGTAGAATTAGATTATAATCAAGCTAAAGCTAGGCTACAAGATAGTTTAAATGAATGGAAACAAGCAGGATATGTACCAACAGGATGGAGAATGCCAGGTTGGTTAGCTACACAAGGTAGTTTTGACGCTGTTAGTGAATTATTTGGTTACACAGCAATTCATTCGTATCTTAATGATAATATGAAAGTAAATAATAGAATATTCAAAGGTGAAAGTTCAATCCATAATGATGAATCAGTAACAATAATTGATAATACAATTTATTTTCAATCTCATATATGGGGTGAATATAATAAAAATAATTGGACTGAAGAAAATTATTTAAACTTTAGAACCATATTACTCTATTTAAAAGATAATTTTAAATTAGAATATAAACTATTTAATGAATTATGAGAAATATAATTTTTGTAGGGCATAGTACATCTGGTGCTTGTAAAATGAGAGGTGTACAGACTGTACAAGCATTAGAAAAATATAGTAGTTTAAAACCATCTTATATATTAGGAAATATATTTGTAAAAGAAATTAACACAATCAAAAATTCAGTAATTATTTTTGTTGGTGAGCCATTACATATAGTTGATATACAAATGTTACAAACATTACATAAAAATAATAATATTCTAATATATGATGTGATTGATAATTTTTGTTTTGAACATACTAATTTATTTTATAATAATGACTTAATAGATCATTATCAGAATTTAGATGTTATTATACATACTAATTTATATTCTAAAAATAAATTTGAAGAGTATTTACGTGATGTTAAACATACTGTTATTCCTCATCAGTGGGATATAGATAATGAAAACTTATTAGTACCTAATATTACTAACACTAATATTGCTTCTTATATAGGAGGTTTAAGTGGTTTTCAATTAGATAAAAATAAATTAATAGGTTATGTTGATGTTTTTGATAATCCATTAGATGGAAATAACCAACAATCAAAATATAATATACATAGTAGTTTTAGATCAAATTTATCATTAGATTATTTTTTTAAACCATGTACTAAATTAGCTATATCATCTTGTTTTGGAGCATTATTAATAACTAGTAGAGAAGAATCAGTGGTTGATATTGTAGGTGAATCTTATGAGTTTTATGTTAATAATGAAGATGATTTTAAAAATAAAATAGATAAAATTAGAGGAATGAGTATGAATCAAATTCATCATTATAGAGATAATATGTTGAATATTAAAGAATATTTAAGTCCTAAATCTACAGTTAATAGATATAATAAATTAATAAAAAAATATATATGAAAGTATTAGTAACAGGTGGTGCAGGTTTTATAGGCTCCAATTTAGTAGATGCCTTAATAGATAAAGGGTATGAGGTAGGAATTATAGATGATTTTTCTACTGGTAAACGAAGTAATGTTAATCCAAAAGCAACATTATATGAAGTTAGTTTACATAAAGCATCAACAGATGAGTTAGTAAGTATATTATCAGGTTATGAAAAAGTATTTCACACTGCAGCATTTGCTCGTGTACAACCAAGTATTACAGACCCAATCTCATTTAATGATGTAAATGTGAATGGTACTCTTAATTTATTATTTGCTTGTTATAAAGCAGGAGTGAAAAAAGTAATTTACAGCGCTTCAAGTTCAGCGTATGGTGATACTAAAATATTCCCAACTCCAGAAACAGCAGGTACTGATCCAATGTCACCTTATGGCTTACAAAAATATATTGGAGAACAATATTGTAGAATGTTTAGTTTAGTATATGGTTTAGACACTGTTAACTTAAGATATTTTAATATATATGGTCCTAGAATGAATTTTGAAGGTGCATATAAAACAGTTATCGGAGTATTTGGACAACAAAAATCATTAGGTAAACCACTTACAATAACTAATGATGGTGAACAAAGTAGAGATTTTACTCATGTTTATGATGTTGTAGATGCTAATATTAAAGCGGCTGAATATGAGACTAAATTAAATGGAGAAGTATTTAATATTGGAAATGGTAGAGATATTACTATTAATAAAATAGCTGATTTAATTAGTGATCAAAAAATATACACTGGTGATGTTTTAGAACCTAGAAAAAATAATGCTGACAATACTAAAGCAAAACAAATATTAGGTTGGGAACCAAAATATAATGTTGAAGATTTTATATTAAATGGGTTAGATGAAGAAGTAAAAAAACTAAATATAGTATAATGAATAAAATAACATTTGTATTACCAAGTAGAAATAATTTAGAGTTTTTACAACTAGCTTATAAATCAATACGTGACTTAGAAACTAAACATGAAGTATTAGTTTTAGATGATGCTAGTACGGACGGTACTCAAGAATGGATTAAATCACTTAATGATGAGGATTTAATTACTTATTACAACCCAGGACCAGAACGTATTGGTATTGTAGGTATGTTTGATAAAGGTATTGAAATGGCTAGAACAGAAATTATATTTGCATTTCACGCTGATATGGTCGCGTGTAAGGATCTAGATAAAAATATTTTAAAACATCTTAAACCATGTACAGTAGTAAGTGCGACTAGGATAGAACCACCATTACATCCAGCGGGACTAGAAAAAATAACTGTTGATTTTGGAGTTGAAGCTGATCAATTTGATTTTAGTAAGTGGTATAATGAAAGTGAATCATTAAAACAAGATAAGACAACAGAAGGTATATTTGCTCCTTGGTGTATGTACAAATCAGATTATTTAGCTGTAGGCGGACATGATGAATTATTTGCTCCACAATCAAAAGAAGATAGTGATTTATTTAATCGTTTTGTTTTAAATGGTTATCAAATACTTCAATCATGGGATGCTTTAGTTTATCACTTTACTAGTCGTGGTAGTCGATTTAATAAACATGCTGGTGGAGCAGCTGGTAAGAATAGTGAGGAATGGCTTTACACAACAAATAAAAACGCTAGAAACTTTATTCGTAAATGGGGACATTTTGTTAAACATGATGCTTTTATGAAACCAATTATACCTCACAAGTATAATATTGGATTTGTAGTTCACACTTGTAATTTAGAAAAATTAGCTGTTTTAGAACCATGGTGTAGTACAATTTATATTGAAGATACAGATGTATTAACATCACACTATTTAGATTTAGAACAACAACATACAACAATAAACTTAGCTGATAAAATTAAAGTAATAGGATATAGTGCTCCTGACAATGATATAGTAGTTGAGTTTGAAACTACCAAATTAAACCAAGAATCATTTAATATATTAATGCAACTACCAGAAATAATTGCTGAATCAGGTGAGATAGGAACATTTGAATTAGATATATTTAAAATTACTATTAACAATATGACTACTTATGAACATGATCTTATCCATATTTATAACAAATAAAATATTATGGCTAAGAAAACAAGAACTATCCCTACAGTTATGTTTAATATAAATGGTGAAGGGATCATTGATATTGAAGCACTTTGCAATAATGAATCCTTTACTAGAGCAGTTTATAAAGAAACAGTAGCTGGAATTAAAGATGCTATTGATAATAAAAGAAAAATAGCTGTATTATTTGAATTAGATAAAAGTGATTATTTTGTTGAAATAAATAAAACACAATGGAAAACAGCTTTACAATCATGTATTGATAAACTTATAGAAAGTGAAGCATATGAAGCTTGTAGTGAAATAAAAGTGCTAATGGATAAAATAAAATAAATGAACTCAAATAATAGTTACGATGATATAAAAAAAGCAATAGATGCTTTACTTAAAATAAACTCAACAGTCAAGAGAAAGAAAAAAGCATATGTTGATAAACAAAAGGATTTATTTACAGGTATTATAATGGCTTTACAGGCAGTTCAAACTAGGACTATCTTGACCCAAACTGAATTAAAACTTGATTTTAGTAGTTATGATGAGATGTTTTTACAAGTGATAGATTCACTTATACTTTTACATTTCGGAAAAGAGGGTTATGAAGTAATTAGTTTCTACTTATGGGAGAAATTTAACCCAGATGGTTCAATTAATGATTTATATGATGAGGATGAAAATATAATTCCATCTGAGACAATTGAAGACATTTGGAATATATTACTTAAAATAAAATTGAACAATGAAAAATAAGTTATGTTACCTAAACCATTACTCAAAAGTGATATAGAAAGAGCAATGGCGATGACTAAGTCAAATCGCTCAGCTGCTAGATATTTACATGTCAGTTATATTCATTATAAAAAATATGCTAAGAATTTCACTGATGATAGTGGAGTAACATTGTTTGATAAACATAAAAATCAATCAGGTAAAGGTATATCTAAGTTCTTATCTAATAAAGGTAAGGAGCCAGCATTAATGGATATAATAGAAGGTAGAGTACCTATTGATTCATACACACCTGAGAAATTAAAGAATAGATTAATACAAGAAAGTTACTTACAAGAATGTTGTTCCAAATGTCAATTTAATGAACGTAGAGTACTTGATTATAAGGTACCACTTATACTTAATTTTAAAGATGGTAATAAGAAAAATTGGACATTAGAAAATTTAGAGTTATTATGTTACAATCATTACTTCTTATATGTTGGAAATATATTTACAACTAAACAAATACAACACTTAGAAGATTATAATCCATCAACATTTCAAGGTAAAACAGATTGGGAATTAGATGATTACTATAAAGAACATCTACAAAACTTAGGAGTAATTGACCAGGATGAGGATCCAGGTAGCGAATTTATCTCTAAAGTCTGACCGCAGCTCCCTACTTATATTTAATTATAAATAAAAATAAAGGTTATGAAATTAAGCACGTTATATAAACGAACCGTGAATGGTAAGGTATCTGAGTATACTATTGAAGTCAAGAACAATTGTTTTAGAACAATAACTGGTTATATAGATGGTATCAAAACAACATCCGAATGGACATGTTGTGAAGCTAAAAATGTAGGTAAGAAAAACTCAACCACATCTGAAGAACAAGCCACATCTGAAGCTAAAGCAATGCATCGTAAACGTATTGAGTTAGGTTCATTTGAAAATATTAAAGACATAGACAAGCCAGTTCATTTTAAACCAATGCTTGCTCATGACTACAATGATTATAAGGATAAAATTGCATATCCAATTTACTCACAACCAAAATTAGATGGAGTCAGATGTATAATAAGATCAGATGGTATGTGGTCTAGAAATGGTAAACAAATCATTTCAGCACCCCATATATTTGAATCACTAAAACCACTATTTGAACATGATCCACATTTAGTATTAGATGGAGAGTTATATGCTAATGGTGATGTAGCTGATTTTAACACAATTATATCTTGTGTTCGGAAAACAAAACCAACTAAAGCGGATTTAGAAACATCTAAGAAGATACAATATTGGATTTATGATATACCAAGTGACAATAATGTGTTTACTAAACGCTTTAAGACGTTAAATAAACTAAAATTACCTGAATGTTGTATTGTGGTACAGACAGATCAAGTTGATAATAGTAATGATATAGCGGCTTACTATTCTGATTATATGAGTAGTGGGTTTGAAGGACAAATGTTAAGAACTGATTCATATTATGAAAATAAACGCTCTAAAGGTTTATTAAAACATAAAACATTTGAGGACGCTGAATTTGAAATATTAGGTATTGAAGAAGGTAAAGGTAAATTAGCTGGTAAAGTAGGTAAACTACAATTTGAAATTAATGGCAAACCATTTGATTCAGCTGTTAATGGTGATCATGAATATTTAGAACAATTATTCACAACAGGTAATTTAATTGGTAAGAAAGCAACTGTTAAGTATTTTGAATTAACTGAAGATGGATTGCCTCGTTTTCCTAAAGTGATAGCAATTAGAGATTTTGAATAATGACCTTAATTAGGTTATTATATTTAATTAAATAAAAATAAAGGTTATGCTGTGGCAAGTAGATATTGTATATGATGATGGTCGTTCAACAAGTGAATTAGTTCATTCAACAGAACCAATTACATTATTTCCTAAACGTGATGGTATTAAATCATCTATGGTTAGTAGATTTTCTTATGAAGTAGAATATCATATAGCACCAACATTATTTAACGCTAATGGTAAACGATATATTATTCCAATGTGGCAGGAAGTTCATCCTGATACTGGATTTGAAGATCTAAAATGGATTAGGCCAGTTATTAAAGAAAAGAAAATAACTGAAAAAATACAAGGTAGTATGGGTGAATATAAAACCACATATGATCCAAGTAAGAAAACTTATAAGTGTACATGTATGGGATTTTGGAGAAGTAAAGGTAATTGTAAACATGTTAAAGCACTTAGAGAAAAGAATTTGGCTACTAAAGTTAAATAACTTAAATTTAATATATGAGTGAAATATTTTTAGGTAACGGAAGTAATCTTACAATTCAAACATCTAAGAATGTTGAATTAAGAGAAACATTAGAATTAAAGGTATGGGGTGAAGAGCATGGTTCTTACTCTTTAGATGTAAAAATTATAGCTGACTTTGACTCAATACCAGAAAAGTATCATGAGATATTTCTTAATATGATGACTTCAAAGTATTATGGTAGAACATCATTTGGTGATAATCCATTTAGTAAGTGTGTTCCTCCTAAAATAAAAAAATGGTATCAATTTTGGAAGTAAAATAAATATTTATATGAAATTAGAAGAAACAGTTATTAAATTATTAATTGAAACATTCGCAGATGAATGTCTTGAAGAAATTAATAAAATGAAACATCCAGAAGTGACTGATGTTTTTAATTTTGGGTTAGGCTCAGCAGACGCGGCTGTTAGAAGAGTAAAAACAAAATGGATTGAAAAATTAAAAAAACAAAACGAAGAAAATGTTAACAATAAAATATTTTAGTGCCCCATGGTGTGGTCCTTGCAAAATGTTTGGACCAACAGTAGATAAAGTATCAATGGAAACCGGAGTAATGGTTAGTAAAATTGATGTTGATATTAGTAGAGATTTAGCTATACAACATAGTGTATCAAGTGTTCCAACATTAATATTTGAGCGTGATGGAGTAGTTGTACATAGACATACAGGAGTAATGTCATTTAATCAATTAAAAGACGCCGTTAACAGGTATTAATTGGTTGACCCGGGTTCTCATGCTATCTTTAATTATAAATAAAAATTAAAAAATATGGGAAGACATGTAAATTACGCAGACGAGCAAGATCGTTGGTTGAACAAAGCGGATAAAATTAACCGCAACAACAGACAAAGAGAAATACCTTTGGAGGACCGAGACCCAGGTACATTAAGTTTACTTGAACAGATGGAGTTAGTTAAACGACGTCATGTAATTGAGAAACAAAAAGCCGAAATCGAAGCCCAAAAAGCTAAAACCAAACAAACTTATTTTAGTCATTACAGACCTAAATAAGGTTGACCCGGATTTGGTTACTATATTTAATTATAAATAAAAAATAAAAATAAAGGTTATGAAAAACGTATTTACAGAAATGTCAATGGAGGACATTAAAAACTCAGCTCCATCAATTTTTCAGAAAAACCAAAAATCAGGTTTGAGTGAACATTATGTTCATATTCCAACTGATATGGTTATTAAAGACATGATTCAACTAGGTTGGAAACCATGTCAAGCGGTTGAAATTAAAGCCCGTAAGAAAAATACAATGGGTTATCAACGTCACATGATTAAGTTTTTTAATCCAGACATTACTATTGAAGGTGATAATGGTGATAATGTGTTTCCACAAATCCTATTAACAAATAGTCATGATGGTTTAAGTTCATTTAAATTTCAAATTGGTTTGTTCCGTTTAGTATGTTCAAATGGAATGGTTGTTTGTGATACCAATTATGGTGACTTTAAATTACGTCACATGGGTTACACATTTAGTGAACTACAAACAAAAATTAATGAAGCAGTTGAATCGTTCCCAGGTCTGGTAAAAAAGATTAATGAGTTTCAAAATATTGAGTTGAGTGATATTCAAATAACTGAATTTGCTGGTAAAGCAGCTATGATTCGTTTTGGTGAAAATGTAGCCGTTGATTTAGATGAATTGTTACATGTTGAGCGTAATGAAGATGCTGGTAATAACTTATGGGTTGTATTCAACCGAGTTCAAGAAAAATTGATTACTGGTGGTTGTAGCTACCGAATGGGAGCTAAGATGCGTAAAGCTAGAGCCGTTAAGAATTTTAGCCAAGATCTAAAGATCAATGAGGCGTTATGGGAATTAGCTGAAGAGTATGTTAGCTGTTAATTAAATTGGGGGGTAATATCCCCCCGTTATTTAAAATATTTATAGGAAATGAACGCTATGGTATTTAAATTTGACTCTCTTAACAATGTTAAGTCGGCGGTGGAGAATAAAGATATAAATATATCCATTGAGGTATATAAGCAGATAAAAAAAGCGTTCTACAGTAAGGTAAAGCGTAATAAAGTAATAGCATTTTCTATCCAGTTGAAAGACAATATAGTTGACTTTGAACTAGGTAGGGACCAGTGGAAACAATCACTTACAACATGTATGGATGTATTTGCTGTAAATGATATGTTTGAGGAGTGTATTGAAATACAAAAAATATTAAAAGAATTATAATATGAACAAGATAGAGATAAGTAGACAAAACGCGGTTAGAGTATTTGAATGGTGTAAAAAAACATTCGGTGTTAGTACTATAAATGGAGCTTATCCTAAATTAGTGTTTCATAGAGTAGGTAATAATGTAGCTGGATATTATGATCCATGGAAAAATGAGATACATGTATTTAAAGCTAAACACAGAACGTTTATGGGGTTCATAGGAACTATTATTCATGAGTTTACCCATTATCATCAAAGTGTAAAACGACAATATCAAAAATTAAATAAAATATATAGTTATAAAAATCATCCACTAGAACGTGAAGCTAATAAAATGGAAAGAAAATATAAGTGGATGTGTTATTATGAAGTTTTTAGCCCTAATGAGGCAATGCAAGATATTTAAGATTTCATACTTTTAATTTTTATTTACCGCCCAGGTGTGTCTACACCAGGGCTTTTCTTATCTATATTTATATAAAACTTTATCTAATGAAAAAGAATCCATTTGAAAAATTCGCTGATAGATTACTTAATACAAAAGATAAAGGTGAAGCACTTAAAAAATATAATATTGATTTAAATGGAGTGTTAGGTGGAGGAATTGATAATGAAGAAATACAACATAATGAAAATAGAAAACTAGTTGGCTTAACTAAAACATGTTTATTAAACCAATTACATTTCTGGATAAATAAATCAGGTGACCATTCATCTCGTATCGCTTACATGGAACGAGATATTAAAACAGCTAGTAATATATGTGAACGTATTAATAAGAAAACATATGTGAAATCTGATATAGATACGTTAAAATCAATACTTCGTAAACATAGTTGTATTTGATTGACCCGGGCTCCCTTACTATCTTTATTATATAAGAAAATAAAGAAAGTCATGAATAGCAAAAACATAAATAGAGCAATTAAATTACAAACCACAATTAATAACCAAATTGAAAGTAAAGGAATTGCTGATATTGAGTTGGTTGATGATTTAAACAATTTACTTGAGTCACTTAATTCTCATGAATGTGAATTATTATGTGAATGGTATAATAAACAACCTAAACATAATGAAGAAGATGAATATGTTCAGATGGAGATTGACCATTTGAGAGAACAAGAAGCTCAAGAAGCAATATTGGCTCAATGGGACATGGCTTAATTGACCTGAACTCAATTACTATATTTAATTATAATAAAAAATAAAAGGTTATGAACACAAAACAGGTTTTGTATAATGCAATCGCAGCTCAGTTAGAAGCTAAAAAAATCGAAGCAGAAAAATATAGTACTGAAGTATATGAAACTGCTTTAACAGATCTAAAGAGTGAAGTATTAAACTATTTCACAGACAAAGTAAAGAATTTTGAAACATTTAATTTTAATGGAAGTAGTATTCGTTTAGAAATGGGTTCTAGTTGGCATAATAAAGTTGAAATATTAGTAAGTAATTCTTGGGATGATGGTGCTAAAGCAATTAGGGATATTAAAATGGAATGGAATAGTGGTAATATTTCTAATAAAAATAATAAAGGATATGATTATTTAAATCTAATACAAGCTGTTTATACTAATTTTAAAGAAATCACAGATAATTATCTAAATAATTGGTATCCAACTTATAAAGATATTGAAAAAAATAATAACGACGCTTGGAGTGAGCATAATGATTTAAAACAAGCACTAGATAATCTAAGTAAAGAAATTAAACAAGATAGTACTGATGCTATGAAAAAGATTGGTTTTGAAGTTAAGAAATTTAAAGATGATACTCATCTTGATTGGAACTATAAAGATAGTGATCGTGTTTATACTATTATAACTAGTTCAAAAAGTATTAAATTACAACACGGTCGTTCACAATATGATACAACATATGTTGAGGGTTTTAAAGTATTAGGTAAAAAGGGAAATAAATATAGTGTTGAGATTTATAGAGAAGGAACACCAGCTAGAACGTATGATATATTAGAAAAGAAATTTGAATCGTTTATTGAAGATGCTAGTAGATGGGAATATGAAGAAGCAGATAGACGTAGTAAAAAAGTTAAACATGACTTTGAAGAACGTGCTAAAAAATAATTTGTTAACCTAAACTAAAATCACTATATTAATCATATGGCTAAAAGATCAACACCAGAAATAATAGTGAGAACAATAATAGATAAAATGTTCGAAATAGCAGGTCATAATGTTGTTTATGATGATATAGTAGGTAGACAAGACGCTTGGTATCAAGAATGGACAATGACTGAAGCACAGAATAAAGAATGGATGGATTGGATGGAGAAATATTTTAAAAAAGAATGTAAATATTATGTTAAAGTAGCAAAAACAGAAGCAGCAATGTGTTCGTTAATGTGGGGTTTAAAAATTAGTGATTTAAAACAAAAAGATAAATAATATGATAAAGAATATATTAAAACAAATGTGGGAACACAAATTAGGAACGTTTGTATTGTTAGCAGGATGTTTTATGATGGTAGCGGGTGATTTAATTATTGGTTGCGTACTTCTAAGTATTAGCTTACCATTATTTGATAACGATGACAAAAATTAATTATTATGAATAACGAAAATCAAGGTAGAAATAATAAAAGAATAGAACGTAATACTAAAGTAGCCGTGTGGGCTGTTTGGGGATTGTTTATTACATTTATTATTTTAATGACATTAAGCGCATTTAATATTCTATAATGAGAGGTAGACCAAAAGAAATAATACAAGAACCTAAACCAACAAAATTCATCCGTATATACGAAGATGATGAAATGGTTGAGACTTGGAAATTTGACTTGAAAAAGTTTGATAAGGGACCTATAGAAGTAGATATAAAGTATAAGGCGGGAGCGGAAAAAGCAATTAAACAACGAGCTAAAGACGCTAAACAGCAAAAGCGAACCGCTCGTCAAATGAAAAAAATTAATGAGGTACAAGCAAATAAACGTAAAAAATAAATAGTTATGATACCAAGTTTTCAATCACCAGAGGAGTATTTACATTTATTGATAAAAATATTACTTGAAAGTGAAAAAACAATACCAGAAGATCAACAAATGCCAATTAATTTGCTAACTTACTTAACAGAACATATTGAAACATTAGTTGAAACAAAATGGAACGGTTATTTAGTTGGTAAAGAAGAAACGTTCATGTTAAGTGAAGGTGAAATGGAAATGTGCTTTAATAAAGCAGGCGAACAATACACCAGTGATGTAGTTGATGATTTAGTTGATAAGGATATGTTAGATACGTTTGTAGGTGAGGATGGTGAAATATTATATGGACTAAGCGAATTAGGTAAAAAGATATCAAGCAAATTAAAAGACAATGATAAGTAATTGGCAAGAGTATATAGAATACTATTATAAATTAATGAGACAATCAGGACATCAATGAGTAAGTCAAAGAATACAATAACAGGAACGGTAAGCAATACAATAACAACAACAGGTACTCCAATTTATAATACAACATCGGGTACAACAACAAATACAACTATAGTATCTAATCCATACTTGTATTCATCACCAATAATTGAACCAACACCATTTATGATAACGTTTGCTTGGGATGATAAAGATGTTACAGTGAGTTTAAAAAACGGTAAAGATATATTTAAATTGGCTAGAATATTTACAGAAATATTAGATGCAAATAATGTAGAGTATAATATTAAAACAAATAAAAAACGTAAATAACGTATATGACAAGTCAAACTAAAAACAAAATCAAAGCAGCAGCAATTATAGCTACGATTGGTGTAGCTTTATATGCCGTGATTGGCATTATTAAATTTTTAGGTATCAAAGGTTTATTTGTACTAGGTGGACTATGGGGCGGACATAAGGTATGGAAATGGGTATACGAGGAACTAGAAAGAAAAGATAATAAAACGAATAAATAATAATCCAGGAACAATATGACAAAACTAACCAAACAACCATACGGCGAGACGATCATGATCAACCCACAGTATGTGACGGTGATCGAGGAGATGGCTGACGGAACAAACATAAACATGATGATGGGCGGGACATGTTTGGTTAAGGAGTCGATAGATAAGGTATCAAAGTTAGTTAGTAACAGCGGGTGGATCACAACATACAATGTAAGTGACACGCAAACAAACGCGCGACAAACGCAAGATAATGCGTTATAACAAACGATTAAACGGATGACAAACAGGTGGCGTATGGGAACAGTAATCGAGTTAAACGCGGGTATGGAGTGTATAGGACAAGTCAAATGCGCTATGGTAGGTGACAAGTTGAGGAGTGTGGGTGGCGTGGCACATGTCACATGTATGCCCCTTTTGTGGGTTAAACAAGCCTTCCCCAACACGGGACCTATATACTTATATATTTAAAGGTTTGGATGCCTAAAAAAAAGATGTTATATTATATTATATAAAAAGTTTTAAAAACAAAACAAAAACAATTAGTTATGAGTTACCAAACGAAGGTACGTGCGAATTACCTTAACCGCACAGCAAAATTATCATTCTTTAACAACCGCAAACGCAATGGCGATGTAACCCGCATTGCAGATGAGACTGGATATTCAGTGTCTCACATTTCAAATATGATCAGCGGTGTGCGTAGAGTAACTGATGTAGCAGCAAATGCTATGTACAATTTGACTCGCCGTCGTGTTAAGAACAGCGAATACTTCGCTTAATCAGGTTACGTTAGACTGCCATGGGTTAGCGGCGCTCCGTTACGGAGTGGCCGCTTCCCTACTATGGTATGTGACCCGTTTGATTGACCGGGACATGTTCAGTATCTTTATTATATAAGAAGAAACGGGAAACAGGTGATGAGGGGATAAAAGGATTGAATGACCGCGACTCACTTAGTATATTTAAATATAAATAAAATGACAGAAAATATGAACATGATTAAGAAAAACGAAAGTAAATTAGGTGGTGATGTGTTTTATGGTAACATCACAATTAACAATAACAACGTGATGGTGTCAGACCTTATTAAAAATGAGGAACACAACTTCCGTATGACAACTAAATGTAAAGCCGGGTTTCAGGTGATACGTGATTATAAGGGTACTGTTGAGGGATTGATCGATTGTATGGGTAAACACACAACCGTAGTAGAATTAGAACGTAAACATGATAACGGTACATCAAGTTGGTTTCATGTATTCGCTACTAAGGGTAGTAAATGGTATACGATTGATAAAGCGATATTAGAAGCATTAACCGTAGGTGACATGCACCAGTCGTTCAGTAAAATGGTTGATTGGGCTATGTGGAAACAATTGAACACTAAGACATGGGCGTCAATGGCATTTGTAATGAATAAATAATTTGACTGACCGAACTAAACATAGTATATTTAATTATAAATAAATAATAACAAAAAACAAAAATCAAGGTTATGAGTAACAAAAACAACACTCCAACAACACAGACAGCTAAACGTGGACGTCCAATCGTAGCAGGTTCTAAACGCCAAGCAGTAATGGCAATGCGTGACGCAAAACGCAACTCAGGTATTGAGATCAAACGTGGTCGTCCTAAAAATCCAATTACGGTTCAAGTAGACGTTAAAGCTAAAACACGTAAAGTAACTAACAGCGTAGCTGTAGTTGACGTTAACGAGGCTTAATTAATACATTTAAGGGTTAAGAAACGCTCCTAATAGGGGGCGTTTCATTATAAAGCACAATACGTATTAGAAAAAATAATAGACGATGAATAACTTAACACAGTACCTAACTGAGATTAAAACCGAGTTACAAGAACTATATGAGGATCTAGACCATGAACTAATGAATAGTGATAATCAGGATCTAATAGACGACTCATATCATAACGTAACATCTAAGCTCGAATCAGCACTATCCGAATTAGAAACACTAATTAACGATGTTGATAGCGGTATATATGATAGTGACATAAACAGGTTTGAAGACGACGAGTCGTTAGAGGTCGACGAATAATAAAGGTGTGTTAGAGGTCCTCTCGCGGATGTTAGAGGATCTGTCTTGTCAAAGGACCCCCGGTAATTGAGGTCCATCGACGGGAGAGGTTGACCGCGAAAAGAAGGGCATGTGTTCTTCGATCGTACACACCTCTTCACATCGACGCATATATACTTATATATAACCATTTCGACATACATTCCATGGATTGTAAAGAAGAGATTTTTATAGTCTTTTTAGTCGACGCAAGGTATATACATATATTTTAAGATCCGGACATTAATAGACTAAGATCAACCAATTGCTTCTTCGGTAGGTCTATTAGTGGAAACAACCAGTCACTGTATATCCTAAGGGAAGGTGTGATCGAAGAAGATATAGTCAAGTAGCGGAATGGTAAACGCAGGTCGTAGGTAGCACCACTCACATCCAGCCTTAAACGTGGTGAGTAATACAGGTTCGAATCCTGTCTTGACTACTATAGTGTATTGATTATTAACGCACTATAAAAATGAGCGGCTGACCGCGACTTTTATGTTATCTTTATTATATAATAAAATGACAAAAGATATGAATAACACGAAAGAAAATTTAAAGACATTAATACAGTTACCTATACACCAGTATAATGCAATTATTAAGTTAATTAACCCAAAATTAACAAATGAAGATCTACAACCAATGTTTCCAGAAGGTTGGGATGATAATAATAAATGGCCTAAGTTTACAAACAATTATGAATCGTTTCGTAAATATCAAATTCAAATTGATGAAGAATTAGAACGCCAAATGGGTTGTTAATTGACCCGGATTCGCTCACTATATTTAATTATAAATAAAGAAAATATGAACATAGAATTTACAGGAGCAGAAAAAGTATTATTTAAAGCAACTTATGAGTTTGCAGTTAATATTGAAAAATTAAGTCATGAAGACGCAACAGAAAAAGCGATGAATAAAGTGATTATGAAACGTGCATTTTCAAACAAATTAAAATATAGACACTAAACTAAAAAACTATGGATATGAAAAATTTAATGACAAGATTGAGACCAGAAATGGTTGAAGTATTTAACAAACGTAAGGAGTTATATCCACACACAGCAAAATGTTTAGAGAAAGAGTTGGAAACTAATTATGTGGTTTCAGATATTAAGTATTCTAGTTTTGTTGAGTTGGAAAGTATAGCTTATGAAGCTAAAGTTGATTACAACAACGGTTGGGATTTTTTTAACAATATAATATAATTTTATGCGAGTAGATTTATGCCAGAGTGAGTTAAATGAGCTTATATACGCCTTAGGTGTAGCTCAACGTGAAGGTAAATTGTTAGATAAAAGAATTGCTGACCGAGTAGATATTCAATTACGTAAGGCCCTTGATGCTGAAAATGAACGCCTGGAAAAGGTATTAGAGAAAGATCAGCTTGATCATGATATGAATTTTAAATATGCGTTCGCTAAACTTGGTAATTATTAATTTATGAATTTTTATCATCTACAAGCATTCATTAACAAAATAAAAAATAAAAAAATGGTATTTGAAATTACCGACAAACAAATTTATCGTACAATTCATTGGACGGTTGAAACTGGAGAAGATACTTATTTCGTTCAATGTCAAGAAGATGAAATAATGGATTTTTGGCATATTATAAGTGATAATGATGGTATAATTGATCGTGAATCTGAACTTGGTAAACAACTAATTGAGTTGTGTCAAGATGACCTATAATTGTATATACATATATCTATAAGAGAATGGCAAAGAGAAAGTCGAAAGCAGAACCTAAAATAACCGTTATCAAGCGAGTAGGCAAACCATCTAAATATCATCGCTCAAGATTAAAATTAAATAAAGACGGTTCAATAACAGTTTATGAATAAGAGAAAAATTGAAGATTTTTTATATTTCCTAACACTTTGGTTTTCCACATCGGTAATTGTGTTATGGTTAATTGGATTTATTTTTACACTAACAACTAAATAAAGTTTATGACTTACATCAAACAACTATTGGGTATTAAAACCCATGTACAAACCAAAATCCAAACTACATTTAGAACTGTAGGTACACATCAACTGCCATATGAAGAGTGGTGTAAAGAGTTGAGAGTTAGTATGTTACACGGAAGAAGTGTTGTTTACATGGACTAGAACGTTAATAATTAATTGTCTATAGCAGGGATGTCCGGGACTTGATTGACCCGGGCTACCTTGCTATCTTTATTATATAAGAAGAAACGGGAGAAAAGCGGAACAGGAATAATAGAATTGATTGACCGCAACTGTTTTGATAAATTTAAATATAAATAAAATGACAAAAAATATGAACACAAGTATGAAAAAACGTGGTAGACCAAGTAAAAAACAAGTAACTGAGTATCAAGTATCAGTTCCAACATTAATTGATTTTGATATTGTTAAGTTGAACAACTTAGATATTGATCCACGAATGATGGAAACAATGAAAAGTGGTATGTCAATTGATGATTTGATTTCACACGAAGGTGGTATACCATGTGCAACTAATATTATGTGTATAGGTGATCCAGGAGTTGGTAAAACAACTGTGTTATTGGATTTGTTAGCTGGTGTTCAGAATCGTGGTAGAAAATGTTTGTTCATTTCAGGTGAAATGGGTAAAAAACAAATGTTCAAATACACACAACGTTTTCCACAATTCGGTAACATTCAAACATTGTTTATGTCTGATTATTTAGAACATAATACTAAAGATGTAATTGAACAAGTTATGAATATGGGTTGGGATTTGATTTTGATTGATAGTATAGCTGAGATTATTGAAGGTGTTCGTGATGACAATAAATGGGATCGTAAGCAAGCTGAATCATGGTTAGTTGATTTGTGTGTTAAGAATAATAAAGGTGAAAATAAACAAGATAAGTTCACATCGTATTTATTGATTCAACAAGTTACTAAACAAGGTGATTTTGTAGGTTCAAATAAATTAAAACACATGACAGATGCAATGATGGAAATGCGTAGAAGAAGTGATCGTGATGGTGGTGGAACATATATGAATTTTATGAAGAATAGAAATGGTAATGTGGATATGCATTTTAGTTATGAACTACAAAACGATTACATTTACTACGGTACAATATCAAAATCTGAAGTTGGGGAAGATGAATAATCTTCACCTCAGCTCTTTAATTAAATTTATTATATAAATAAAAATAAAAAAATATGCAAGTAAAAGAATCAAAAACAAATTGGCACTTCAGGATTAGTTTATTTAAATCATGTCTTCGAATTATGGCTGGAGTGACAATGATTAGGGGTGAATTAGTAATATCAGGAGTATTGTTTATATTAGCTGAATTATTAGGTATTATTGAAGAACTTTAAAAAATAGAAATTATGTATACGAAAAAAGATTTTAAATGTGTTGATGGATTTTATTACATAGGAAATGTAATTGATGTGGATGGTAATCCGTGGGTTGAAGAAGAACAACTTGAATTGATTATAATGGAACTAAATAATGGTTCTGAAATTGAAGAAATGAAATTAGAAAAAAGTGTTGCTTTTGTTCAGTTTACAAACAACATAAACGATTCATTAAATTATATACACTTAAATTAATTACAACTATGAATATAAAAATGAACAAGGTATTGCCTGTTATTATTGAACAGCCTTACACTAAAAACACTCCAGAATGGAGAGTTCAAAACTGGTGGAGTTGGGAAAAGTATTTTATTGAAGAAGTAGAGGCTAATAAAATCTATACTTTGATTGACTTGATTAAGTCACAACCTAAAATAACACCTAAAAAAGGAGATATTATCTATGCTTCTAAAGCAAGTGAAATACCACGTTTTAAACTTAAAGAGTTTATCAAGGATAATAACTTAAAAAAGACATCTAGAGTTGGAATGGCTAGTGTAGTTATAATTAATAAAGGATATTTTAATGAGTTAATTAGTAAATTAAAACGTGATGAATGTAATTTTATTAAAGAAGATTTCATGGATGTTATTATAAAAAAGAGTAAAAATAATTTAAGTGAAGGTGTTTATAACATTTATAAAAATGCTATTGATAAAAATAAAGTTGGATTTGTTAGACAGGATACCAATCAGTTAAAAGATCTTTTAAAGAAATACCCAAACCTACTTAATGAGTATACTAATAATACTTTTAAATTAAAAGGAATATCAGTTGATCTTTATCGTGAAAATAGATTGTTAGAGTTATTAAACACTATTGTTGATAATGAGGTACTTATACAAAGCGGAAAAATGAAATTTGTATTTGATGAAGAGTTATTTGTTGAGTTGAATAAAGAAGGAATTGAACTGGATGATGATTATTTAAAAACACTCCGTGATATGCTATTCAGTTCTGATAAATCAAATGTTAAGTTAGGTTTTGAAATGATGTCTAATCTAGTAATTGACCAACCAACACTTTTATCAATGTCATTTTTGTTGAATGAACTATATCATACAACTAATTTTAGACCAAGTTATTATGTATCGTCTAATTCAAATTTAAAGAGTTTATTGAAGGTATTTAAGACAAAAGGTATACGTTGGGAAAGTGATTGGAAGACATTTGGTACTGGATTGAGAATAAATTTTAAAGATGGTAAGGAAGGAGAAATTGTTAAGAAGTTTTTGTTAGACAATATTAACCGTGAATTTAAATTAAGTAATTCAGCCGCTGAGAGTTTAGTTGATATTGTTTTTACGACCGAGGCTCAATAATTAAATTTATATAAATAAAAAGATATGATAAATGATATGCACGGCGACATCGCCAAACACGCCAAAACGTTAATGTTCAAGGAACCGTTTTATGGATTGTTCCTGATTAGTTTGAATAAAGAAATTAGTGATACTGTTTCAACTGCTTGTGTTGCTAAAGATGGTATTAACACTAAATTAGTTATTAGTCCTAAATTTTGGGAGACAATATCTGATAGTTGTAAAGTAGCTGTTTTGAAACATGAATTGTTGCATATAGCGTTTAAACACTTACAAATGTTTGATGAGTTTACAGAAAAAGAATTGTTGAATGTAGCGGCTGATTTAGAAATTAATCAGTATATTGAAGACACTTATAAAGACGAAACTTGGGAGGGCTTAGAAATTGATAAAGCACCTTGGGCTGCTCTTAATTTACCTATTAAAGCGGGTACTAGAAAATATTATGAGTTGATTTTACAAGAATGTAAAAATAATCCGAATGGAGATGTTTGTAAGTTTTTAGACGCTATGAAAGATGCAAATGGTGATGGTGAGTCAAGAAAAATTACATTAGGTGATGGTACTGAAGTTGAAGTAAAAGCATCTCATGAGTTTTGGAAACAGTTTGAGAACATGGATGAGGCAGAAAAAAAATTGATGGAAAAACAAATTGAACATCAACTTAAAGACACTGCTGACCAAGTACAAAGACAAAGAGGACATATACCCGGTGAATTGAAAGAATTGATTGATAGTTTATATGTGAGTGAAGAGCCAGTACTTGATTGGAGAGCTTATTTGAGACGTTTTAATGGTATGGCTAGTAAAGTTTATACTAAGAAAACAAGACGTAAACCAAATAAACGTTTTTATGGTAATCCAGCTCTTAAAATCAAACAAAAGAAAAACACATTAGTTGCTATTGATACATCAGGTTCAGTTAGTAAAGATGATTTGAAAGAATTTTTAAGTGAAATTCATCATATCTGGAAGACAGGAACTCAAATGACTGTAGTTGAGTGTGATGCTGCAATTGGTCGTGTTTATGAATATAAAGGTAAAACACAAGAAGCATTAGAAGTAACAGGACGTGGTGGAACAAGTTATGAACAAGTAATAAGATATCTTAAAGATCATAAAGACAAATATCAGAATTTGATTTACTTAACTGATGGTGAATGTGAGGTTGATACACAACCATGTAAACCAACTTTATGGGTTCATTGTTCAGGAAGAAAAATTAATGAGTCATTACCAGGTGCTAAGGTACAAATTAATTCATAATGACCTCGATTCTTAACTTAAATTTAATTATAAATTAATAACGCAAAAAAATAATAAAGGCTATGGCAAAAACGTCGAAAAAAACAAACGCAAGTGTTTCATTAAATGTTAATGAACTAAAAGATTTCTTGAAACACATTATTGACAACAACCGTTACTTACAAGAAAATAGTAAGCCAATGGTTAGTACAGAAGTAATTGGTGATTCAGGTATTGGTAAAACATCAGCTATTGTTCAGTTAGCAGATGAGTTAGGATTGAATTTCGTTAAATTGAACCTTGCACAAATTGAGGAAATTGGTGACTTGGTTGGTTTTCCAATTAGACAATTCCAAATGAATGAAGGTAAAAAAACTGAATGGGTAGATGAGAATAGTGTTGAAGATTATAGAAAGAAAGGTTTTGAATCAACTGGTCTAAACCGTATGAGTTATTGTCCACCAGAATGGATTAGTGGAAAATCTAATGGGGGTATTTTATTACTGGATGACTGGAATAGAGCTGATATGAGGTTTATTCAAGCTGTAATGGAGCTAATTGATAGACAACAATATATAAGTTGGAAATTGCCTAAAGATTGGCATATTATTTTAACCGCCAATCCTGATAATGGAGATTATTTAGTTAACAGTATTGACAACGCTCAAAAAACGAGGTTTATTAGTGTTAATTTGAAATTTGATCTTAAATGTTGGGGTAAATGGGCTGAACAGTCTAAACTAGATGGCCGTTGTATTAACTTTATGTTGATGCATCCGGAACTAGTAACTAAAGAAGTTAACAGTAGAAGTGTTAGTATGTTCTTTAATAGTATTAGTTCACTTAAATCGTTTGAGGAGTCATTACCACTAATTCAAATGATTGGAGAAGGTTCAGTTGGTAGTGAGTTTAGTACTTTGTTTACAATGTTCATTAATAATAAATTGGATAAGATGATTTCACCAGAAAACATCATAACACAAGATGAACAATATGTTATGAATACACTTAAAGGATTAGTTGGTAAAGATAAAGCTTATAGAGCAGATATTGCCTCAACATTAGGTACAAGGGTTGCTAACTATTTAGAGTTCTATGCTAAAGAAAATGCGGTTGAAAAACCACTTATTGAACGTATAAGTAAAATTGTTACCGAGAAAATATTTGCTACGGATGTAAGTTATAATATGGTTAAATCAATTTATAATAGTAATCCAGGTAAATTTAAATTGATGATGTTGAATAAAGAATTAGTAAAATATATAACTAAATAATTATGAAATTACAACTAACAAAAACAACAGAATTAGAATTAAACCGTCTTAATAATATATATGGAGATGAAAAGTCACCAGAATATGATTATTGGGATAAAATGTCTGAATTAGAAAGACTAATTACAGACGCAGGAATGTATGTTGAAGGAGCGTATGAAGAAAATATATTTAATGACTTAAATGAATGGTGTAGGATTGTAGGTCCTATGGAATATCAACAAACATATCTTAACACACATCCTAATGTTGTTAGAGAGAAAATTGATAGAATGCTAAGAGAAAATATAATTCAAATAGTATGAAACCGTTAAAGAAAATAACACATGAAGATGCTCACTTCTATAAAGTGTTAGACAGTAATAAATTATCACCAGAACAAGTTTGCGACAAAGCCACAGCGTTCACTTTGACTCCTGACCCGGTTAATCCGGGTTGGGACTTAGTGACTTACTATCAAGATAGTCCCTTAGATAGAGATGGCAATTTAGTTCCTACCGAGTATGTTTATGTTCTAGTAAACAAATCAATGCCAGACATGGTTAAAATAGGAATGACAGTACGTGAAGTAGAAGAACGAGCAAAAGAAATTTCAGGAGCAACAGGTGTACCTACTCCATGGATACCAATTTATTCATTTAAATGTTTTAGCTCTTATAAACTAGAACAAGAAATTCATGAACATTTAGATGCAGTTCGTGTATCAGGTAATCGTGAAATGTTTTATATGCATTCAAAAGATGCTATTAGTATCGTTAATCAGTTGGGCGTTAAATACACTATATCCCCGCTTTAAACGGTTAAAAAATGATGTTCGTATATATTTATATAGAATCGCTTATCCACGTTAAATCCCGGGTAAAGGCCGTTGGAAATATTTGGTTGACCTCAATAAGTAAGTTTGGCCTCCCAGGATATTTTCCATATTTTTTATAAAATAGTAAATAAATTAATAATTACTTATGAGTACTAAAGAGATGAAGGAAGTAAGAAATGGGAAGAGAGAGATAGGAGTTAGATTGTTAACATTAAGTAACTGTGATTACTGTACATGGCTGAAGAGTGAACTAGATGCAAAAGGGATATTCTACACTAACATTGACGCTGACCAATTTTCCGAATTCGCTGATGCAATCGAAGAAGAATATCAAACTGAAGTTTACCCAATTGTATTCCTTGACTTAGGAAATGATGAAATAACTATTGTATCTGAAACGAGTTTGGAGACATCAAAAACATTACGTACATTTGACACAATACCACATTTAGTAGGTATTATAAAATCATATATAAAATGAGATATAAACAACCAGTCCAATATAAATTGGATCAATTAGAAAATATGTTAAACGGTTTTGGCTCTCGCTTCTCAGATCCTAAATTTAATATTATGGAAGCTAAAGAAATGCTTTCAGTTATGAAAGATAAAATTGAAGAAATTAGATCATTGATCAATGGCGAAACTGAATAGTAAATATAGAGATATAATTCAAACTATCCAGCTTAATCCTAAATTTATTTTAGGCGGCAGTTGTGCTTTACGTCTTTTAGATTTACTTGATCGTGAAACTGAAGATATAGATATTAACGTTACCCAGGCTTTAACTTTAGAAGATGTAAATATATTAGTTGAACAACATGGTTTCATTACTCCTAAAATAGAAGTAATAAATCAATCAACTAATGAACTTGAAATACAACCACAACCACTTTCTCTATTGCCTAATTATCATCATATTAAATTAGAGAAAGATGGTGTTGTGATTGATATTTTTAATCATGTAGAACTTGATAATAAAATATTAGGTGTTGAACCTAAAGACCAAATTATGGTTATTGATGGTATTAAAGTATTACACCCATTACTAGTCATTTTCTTTAAAACAAGATCTGTGTTATTAAAAACACCAGATAATATTACATATAAAGGAATAGAAGACCTAAAAACAATATTCACTAACCCAGATCAATTATTAAAATATAAGTTATGTTAACACCAGAACAAATTCAAAAGAATTGGCAACAGTTTGAGTTTTATATTAAACATTATATCAGTCAAGAACGAGCTGATAAATTATGGGCGTTCTATAAGAAATATGAAGACCGCTTTGTAATGATGCCCGCGTCTCATAAGTCACAATACCACAACTGTTTTCCAGGTGGATATATTGATCACGTAAATCGTGTTGTTGAAGCAGCTCTTAAAATAGATAATGTATGGAGAGAAATGGGTATGGTTGATACTTATACAACCGAAGAACTAGTATTTTCAGCTATTAATCATGACTTAGGTAAGTTTGGAGATGAGCAAAACGAGTCATATATTGAACAGACAGATCAATGGAGACGAGATAAACTAAACGAAACTTATATGTTTAACGATCGTTTAGAATATATGACAGTACCTGATCGTGGTTTATTCTTATTAATGACTAATGGTATTGAATATAATAAAAATGAATTCTTAGCAATTAGAACTCATGATGGTTTATATGAAGATGCTAATAAAGCTTATTTGATGGGTTTCACACCTGAAACTAAACCACGAACTTCAATTATGTTTGTTCTACATCAGGCTGACTTATTGGCTGCTCGTATTGAATTTGAAAAAGAATGGTTACCTAAATTATTAGGACCACGTGTTGAAAAACCTACTAAAGAAACTAATTTTAAACTAAATAAAAACGCTAACCCATTAATCAAACAAAAGGCATTAAAGAAATTGTCTAACCCAGGTTTAGCGGATTTAATGAAAAACATATAATATGATATTAGGAATTATTTCAATTATTTTATGGGTAGCAACAGTTGTAGGCTATATTATTTGGAATTTAAATCAAAAAGTAGCTAAACTAGAAGCAATTGCTACTAAACAACAAATTATTATTGACAGTGTAGCCGCTATAGTTGAAGAATCAAACAAACAATTAACCCAAGCTGACTTAACTGAGGCATTTAAAGCGGATGACCAGATTGGTTTCTTCTTCCGTAACCTTCAGAATATACAAGATTCATTAACTCACTATCTTAAAAATTAATATGGCTGAAGAAGAAGTATTACTTACTAAGAAAGGGACTGTCCGTAAACGAAAACCAAAAAAAGCAAATGTCTATTTTACCCAAGACACTGAAGATGCTATCTTAGAGTATTTAAAATCAAAAAATACTAAGAAACGAAATCAAATATTTAACGAAAGAATTAACTATGCGTTTCATAAACTGGCTGAGAATATCATTCATACTTTTAAGTTTTACTATACAGAGGTGGATACAATTCCTGAGTTACAACATGAAGTAGTAGCATTTTTATTAGAGAAATTACACTTATATAAACAAGAAAAAGGTAAAGCATTTTCTTATTTTGGCACAATTACTAAGCGTTATTTAATATTATACAACAACGCTAATTATAAGAAACTAAAAGATAGAGCGCCTGTAGAGGCAGCAGATGAAGATAAGACAATATTAGTAGATCTAGTTAAAAATAGTGAAGCAGATGGTGATCAAGTTTATGAGACATCTTCATTCCTGAAACAGTTTACCAAATATGTTGACGCTAAGTTATTTGATTTATTTCCAAAACAACGTGATGCTCAAATAGCAGATGCTATAATGGAATTATTTAGAAAAAATGAAAATATTGATATCTTTAATAAAAAGGCATTATACATCTATATTAAAGAAATAACAGATGCATCAACCCCTCAAATAACTAAGATTATTAAGCGTTTAAAAGTAGTATACGTTAAAAAATATAATGAATATTATGAACATGGTCATGTAACTATGGCTAATTAACTCTTTCTACTCTCCATATTTATATATAACATTATATAACATAATATGGATTTTAATCAAGTTTTATTTAAAGACAAGACTTTCGCTAGTTTACTTGAAGACATATACAAGAACGCTGGACGTAAAGAAAAAGAAATTAAAGCATTAATCGATCAACTGAAGCCTATGATACAGGAACCAGGTGACGCGATGATGCTTGTTCCTTTGTTAAAGGAATATATGGAATTAGCAATTAAGAATGATGATGCCTTAATTAAAATGGCAGGTATTGTTCAACGTGCTATGTCCAACTCAAGTGAAGGTAGTGATAGTGGAATGTTAAGTGATCGTGATAAAGAATTGTTATTCCAAGAAATTAACAATACTGGTCAAAACATTGAAGTAAAACAAATAGGAAATGGGTAAAGAAAACAGTATAACAACAGGTACAACTAGAGCTCGTAGAGTAGCAGGATTATCTAATTCATCTACTTTATCTTCTATATTACCTACATCATCACAGAACTATGGTATTGTTCAAGCTGTTAACCCCACAACTAGAGAAATTAGATACACCCCTATTATAAACAACTTAGCTTCAAACAAAACAGGAGCAGCTATTCCTAAATCAACAAATATGGTTCATTTACCTAAACCAGGATATGTAGTTCGTCTTGAAGTAGGACCTAATACAGATATAACAGTTCCTGGTTCATCAGGTGCAAATGTTGTTTATTATGATCCTAATCCTGTTGGTATATGGGGCTCAATAGATGATAATAAGGTTGAAGTAGCTCCTTCAAAATCTCCAGCCACTCCAGTATCAGATTTAAGTTTAAAAAATATTAATCAAGCTCAAATAGGTATTCCTAATGGTGGATAAAATATATCCTTTTAATATTAACCCAACAGATATTCTTATTCAAAATGAGAATGGAGGAGGTATGCTAATGAATGATCAATTTGTTAGTATTGTAAGTAATATGTTATCTGATGAGAAAAAATTATTAGATGGACAAAATAATACTGATGCGGTTAATGTTCAAACAAATAAATTTTCAAGTGGAATTTTTATAACCAATGGAAATAATGAAAACCCAACATCAGTAAATGATTTAGCAAGTAATAACTTTGACTCATTATCACCAGCTAATGATAATGTAGTTCTTCCTAATCAAAATATAATACCTACTCCATCAATTAGTATATTAACTACCCCAACCCCCCAACCAACACCTCAAACAACACCACAACCAAGTCCATCACCATTAACTTCTGAAGAAATAGAAGAAGGACTTTATGAAGCTAATTTTTTACCTGCTCAAGAAGCACCAGGATTTACAATATATGAGTTCATTGATGTAACAAATAATGATAATGATATTATTACTTTTAATGATTTAACTGAAATTAATAAAATTGAAAATCAAATCAGAGTAAAAAATGGACAACCACCCGTACCTCCAGTTAAAAAAACAGGAACTGTAGTATCACTTATTTCAAATAATGATCCTACATATGGTAATTTAGGTGATTTATATTATTATCCAACATCATTGTATAATCAAAATGATTCAAGTTGGGGTAGTTTAAATAGTGGACTAAAAATGAGTAGTCATGGATGTGCTTATAACACAACATGTATGTTATTAGGTAATGCTACTAAAGATCCTAATAAATGTACTCCATTAAATATATGGAATAATGGAAACAAATCTGTAATGGTATATTGGGATAAAATGGCAGCTACTGTTAACAAAAAAATAACTTTAACTCAAGGTAGTATGGCTCAAATTGATAAAATATTACAAACTAAACCAGTTGGTTTTGAATGGTATGGTGGTATAATATATAAAAATAAAGGATGGGATAAAGGATATAATTTGTATAAAGGAAATGTAAAAGTTAGCCCTAGTGGAAAAAAAGTAACTACTAAAGGTATAAGTTATACATCTTCAAAACAACACTGGATGGTAATAACTGGTAAAAATTCAGATGGAACATATACAATATTTGATCCTGCTGGTGGTGTGATTAGAAAAAATCAAACAACTGAACATATAGAAGCTGGATTAAATAGAATTATTTATATCAATTAAAAATTAACAAATGGCAGCTAATGACATAAAACAACATACTGGAGAACAAATAATTTTATCATCAGGACGTTTAGTTCTTAATTCACGCTCTAATGATGTTTATTTAAATTCTAAACGCTATATTAACTTATCAGCGGGTGATAAAGTAACAATTGATGTTGGTGCTATAGATAGTGATAATGAGGAAAATATGTTTTTAGTTAATGCTCCTAGAGTACAATTTGGATTAGATAAAAATGGAGTTGCTGAACCTATAGTTAAAGGTGAACAATTAGATCAAATAATAACTCAATTAATGGAAGCAATTTCTACTTATACTGATATGGTCCAATCAGCAGCTCTAACACCAGGACCAATTATGTCCGCTATGTTAGGACCTGCTAACTCATTTTTGAAAAGTAGATTTCAACAGATAAAATATAATTTAGATAATTTTAAATCAACTAATTCCTTTACAATATAATGGCTGTAGGAGATAACATATCAAATATAAATTCCCAAGCTACTGAAGCAGCTAATAAAGCTAAAGAAAAAGCAGCTCAAGCGGCGGCCGCAGCGGCTACAGTAGCCGCTACAGCACGCGCTGCTCAAAAGAAAGCTAAAGAATTAGCTGATAAAGCTAAAAAAGTAAAAGAAGTAGCTGAAAAACAAAAAGAAAAAGCAGCACAATTAAAAAAATCATTATCTGATAAAAAGAATTTTTTAAAGGATCAAACAAAAATAAGTCCTGCTGACGCTAAAGCAGCGGTTATGTCTGCTGTTTTACCAATATTAATGAAATTTATTGACGCTGAAAAAGCAGCTAACTTATTAATAAATTCACTCATTAATGATACAAAAACTAAATTAAAAAATAAAGGACGTGTTGTGGTTGTAGATGGTGCTATTACTTTTATTCCAAAAGATAAAGCTAATTATGATCAGTTTAAAGCAGATTTTGAACGTAAAGTTAACCGATTAAAAGCAACAATAAAAATTCTTAAAGACGCTATTAATCTTTTAATGACAATACTTAAAGTAGTTAAAGCAGCTGTTGTTGCTTTTAAAGTATATGCTAAAATATTACAAATAAAATTAAAGATTCAAGCGGCAGCTTCAGCGGCGGAATTAGCATCACCATCTCCATCTAAACCTATAACAATTAAATATCTTATATCTAAACAAACATATGATGATGTTATAGTTCCTTTAAATGAAAAGATAACTAATTATGGTTTAATTGCTTTATCAATCTCTTCAATATTAAAAGTATATCAAAGAATAATTAATAATATTAAAGTAAAATTAGATACTTTAAAATTAACTATTGTAACTTCATCAAGTAATGATAACGCGTTAGCAGTAGCTAGTGGGTTAACTAATATAATTGATCAAACAACTAATGATGAATTAACAGATACTGAATATAGTAATGGAGAACAAACATATATTATTAGAGTAATAACAACACCATCAGGTGCTTTACAAGCTGTAGCATATGATTCATTTACTAACCTAAAAATAACTCAAACAGCTCCAAGTAAATTTCGCAAAGCTGATGAATTAATTGACGAACTTAAACAAATACTAGGATAATAAAATATTTATAAACATGAAAGCCGATACTTTTATAAAATTATTACGAAAAGTTGTACGTGAAGAAGTACAACAAGTTGTGCGTGAAGAATTAGGTCTTATATTAGAAACACCTAAATCTGAAAAAACTATAGCAGAAACAATAAAACCTGCTGTAAAAAATTCAATGGTTGAATCAATCAAACCAGTGAAACCAATACAACCAACTAAATCAATGGGATTTACTAATAACAACGTTTTAAATGACATTTTAAATGAGACAGCTAACGGTAGTGAATGGCGCTCAGTAGTTGATGCAACGTCTCAAATAGCGCCTAATTTTGGTCCTATGAACGGAGCTTATAGTGGGATAACAGAAACAACTGTAGTAAACAGTGTAGACCAAATGTTATCGTCAGCTAGACCCGCTGGAGATGTTACACATGTTAAAATAGATGCGGTCCCTGATTTTAGTGCGTTAATGAGTAAAATGAAAGAAAAAGGACAAATATAATGTTAAAAAGACCTACATATACTTTAAATCCTATAGATATCGGACAAAAACGAGGTATTGGAATTAATGTACTTTTTAATAATGATACTAGTGTATTTAATCAAACATTTACTACTAAAGAACAAGTTAAAGCTAATTTGATTAATTATATATTAACAAATAAAGGTGAACGTTTCTTTGATCCAACATTTGGTGGTGATTTAAGAGCATCTTTATTTGAACCAGATTCATCATTTGATTCTGTAGCAGCTAGATTAGAAAATGAGATATATGCTTATGTACCTAATATTATAATTAGAAATATTATAATTACACCATACTCAGATAGTAATTTAGTGAGTATAACTTTAGATTACTCTATTAATAACCAACAAGATAATTTAGTAATAAATTTATCTACAACTGATTTAACTCAATAAGAATGGCAAATGTACCTGATATAAAATACTTTGATAAAGATTTTAATTCCTTAAAACAGGATTTAATCAATTATGCTAGAACATATTTCCAAAACAGTTATATGGACTTTAGTCCATCTGCTCCTGGTAATATGTTTATAGAAATGGCTGCTTATGTAGGTGATGTTTTATCATTTTATACAGATACTCAGTTACAAGAAACATTATTATTATACGCTCAAGAACGTAAAAATATCATTGCTTTAGCTTACGCATTAGGTTACAGACCTAAAGTAACAACAGCTGCATCTGTAATATTAGATATATTTCAATTGATACCTTCAGATGGAGCTCCTAATTATAATCCAAATTATAGTTATGCTTTAAAAGTAAATAAAAATTCTACTATTAAATCAATATCAAATCCTGATATTACATTCTTAACCCAAGATTCAGTTGATTTTAAATTTTCATCATCATTTGATCCAACTGATGTTACAGTTTATCAATATTATACAAGTACAACCAATCCACAATATTATTTACTTAAAAAACAAGTAGAAGCAATATCAGGACAAATTAAAACAACAACGTTCACATTTGGTAATCCTGAACAATTTCCTACAGTTACTATTAGTGATTCAAATATTATTGAAGTATTACAAATAACAGATAGTAGTAATAATACATGGTATGAAGTACCTTATTTAGCTCAAGATACTATATTTGATGAATCACTTAACTTACCAGTGAACGAACCTAATTATTACAATCAAGATAATGCTGCTCGTTTCTTATTACGTTTAAAAAAAGTAGATAGACGTTTCACAACACGTTTTGATGATGATAATAATTTAATATTAGAATTTGGTAGTGGAGTTACTTCATCACCAGATGAAGTTATTATTCCTAATCCTGACAATGTAGGTATAGGATTAGTAGATGGAATTAGTAAGTTAAATATGGCTTATGATCCATCTAACTTTCAATATACAAATGAATATGGTGTTGCCCCTTCAAACACTACTTTAACAGTATCTTATTTAGTAGGTGGAGGCTCAACATCAAATTTACCTTCAGACGATATTGGATTAAATGATAATGTCTCTACTGTTATTAATAATTATAATTTAGATCCTACTATTGTTAATATAGTTCAAGGTTCAGTTAGATTTAATAATCCAACCCCTTCATCAGGTGGAGGACCAGGTGAGACAACAGAACAAATTCGTTTACAAGCATTAGCTAATTTCCCAACTCAAAATAGAAATGTTACTAAAGCTGATTATTTAGTTCGTGCTTTATCTATGCCCGCTAAATTTGGTTATATAAGTAAAGCTTATGTGGCACAAGATTATTTAGTGTCAAATGATATTGATAAACAAAATTTTATAAATAGTAATCCATTAGCAATCTCAGTATATGTTTTATCAAATAATATTGATGGTAATATAACTCAAGCGTCTAATGTTGTTAAACAAAACTTAAAAACATACTTATCATATAATAAAATGATGAGTGATGCTGTTAATATTAAAGACGCATATTATATTAATATAAAAGTTAATTTTGACATATCTATATTACCAGCTTATAACTCACAAGATGTATTATCTAGTTGTATCAATGTTTTAAAAGACTATTTTAATATAGTTAAATGGCAAATTAATCAACCAATTATTTATTCAGATGTATATAACTTAATAGGCGCTGTTAAAGGTGTTCAATCGGTTATTAAAGTAGATCTAACTAACTTATCAGGTGGTAATTATTCAACTTATAGCTATGACTTAAAATCAGCAACAAAACAAGGTGTTATTTATCCATCATTAGATCCAATGATCTTTGAAGTAAGATTCCCTGATGATGATATTTATGGTAAAATTGTAACTTATTAAAATTAAAATATGAAATTAGATAAATTAAAAGGACACGTTCCAGACTCAGTTATTAGCCAGATTCCTGAAGTAATGCAAAAATTTGGCATTGATACACCAGTTGAATTAGCTCACTTTTTAGCTCAATGTGGTCACGAATCAGGTGGTTTTAAAGTAGTTAATGAAAACTTAAATTACAGTACTAAAGGATTAAACGGAATATTTAAAAAATATTTTCCAACAGCTCAATTAGCTGAAGCATATCAAAGACAACCACAAAAAATTGCTAACAAAGTTTACGCAAATAGAATGGGTAATGGTAATGAGGCATCAGGTGAAGGATACAAATTCCGTGGTCGTGGTTATATCCAATTAACAGGTAAAGATAACTACACAGCATTTGGTAAAGCTATCAATGAAGATATAGCTGCTAATCCTGACTTAGTTGCCACAAAATATCCATTATTATCAGCTGCTTGGTTCTTTAGTAAGAACTGCTTAGGCAAATGTAAAGATGCTTCTGACGCTTCTGTATTAGCTGTTACTAAATGCGTTAATGGTGGTACAATTGGTTTACCTGATCGTCAAAAACACTTTAAAGAATATCACGCATTGTTAGCTTAAATTTTATATTTAGCCCATATTTATACTAGAATAATACTAATATAATGGGCGTATACAAAATATTTCCTTCACAGGATACAACAATTTATACTGACTATAACACGTTGAATACGGGGTTAGATTCTATTCTAGACTTGTCTAAGAATATGTCTAACCTTTATCCTTCGTCATCTACTAGCCGTGTATTGATACAATTTAGTAATACTGATATTACTGATGCTATTTCTAAAATAACAGGTGGTTATACTGCATCTTTAAAATTATACAACGCTAACGTTGAAGGTATTCCAACCAACTTCAATATTAATGTCAATCCAGTATATGAAAGTTGGGACATGGGAACCGGACGTTATGGTGAACAACCAGAACCTAATAATGGATGTAGTTGGAAGTATAGAAGTGCTAATCAAACAAACGCTTGGACTATAACTGGTTTACCAGGTGGTGTAGCTTCTAATTATTTTTTAGCAAATGGTGGTGGTGCTAATTGGTATACTACTTATGGTGTTACTCAATCATTTAATTTCTTTTCAAATAAAGACATTGATATAAATGTAACATCAACTGTTAACGCTTGGGCTAGCAGCTCTATTGTTAACAATGGTTTCATTATAATGAATAGTACTTCATCTTCACCAACTGGTACTGGTTCATTTGAATTTGATCCTAGTTATGAATACACATTTAACTTTTTCTCAAGAGATACTAACACAATTTATCCACCTTGTTTGGAGTTTAAATGGAATGATAGTACCATTACCACGTCATCAGCCGCTGTAACAGTATCTAATGAAGAAATAAACATAGCAATTGCTAATAACAAAAATATATTCTACGATAATGAATATGTAAGATTTAGAGTTTATGCTAGAGAAAAATATCCACAACGTGTTTATTCTTCTCAATCTCTTTATAAGTATAATAAAATATTACCTGTAGCTAGTACTTATTATTCACTCATTGATTTAACTACAAATAATATTGTAATTGATTTTGATAATATAGCAACTAAATTAAGTGCTGATGATACAAGTAGTTACTTTAGATTATATATGAATGGATTAGAACCAGATCGTTATTATAAAATACAAATTAAGTCTATCATTGATGGTGGTACTTACATTTATGATGATGATTATTATTTTAAAGTAGAACAAACTGTTTAATAATGCCTGAACAAGTACAAATACAAAAAACTATTTATAGTTTACAAAGTTTTAATAATGTTATAGATACTAATTTCTCACAATTAGTTAATGTAGCCCCAACTAGTAAACCTATTACTCCAGATAAATCTGTAGCTGAGTTTTTTAATGATTATAATACATTATTTTATGATATTCCTTTATCAGGTTCAGATGAATCTCATTTAGGTTTAGCTACAAGAAGTTTAGATTATTTAGGTATATCTTTAGAAGATTTACAAACAGAAATAAGTAATTTACGTGAAGATAATATTGACTTAAAAAATCAAATTTTAATATCTTCTCAAATTAATATAGGAACACAAATATAATATGGCTACAACAGTTTCAAAAATATTAAACAATAATAATATCCTATCAGGATCATCTTCTCAGTTAGTTGTAACTAGAAATATGGTTCGTAATTTTGGTTCTCCTGAAGACTATGTTGAATTACATATAGCTGATCCCTCTGGAAAGACTATTTACTCAGTAGTTCCTTTTACTAATTATCAAATACCTGGTAATTTTCAGACAATAACTGAGATACAAGATTTAGTATTTGATCCTGCTACTGATATAAAGAATTTAGGTATCCAATATGGTGATTATAATTTAACTTATAATATTTTAAGACCTAAAATTGATATATCATTTAATCCAAGTTTATTTGTTAAAGAAATATCTGGTGATAGAACTGAGCTTAGATTAAGTACTAATAATATATCTAATAATGATGTTATAAATAATACCACAACATTTATAAATGAATTCCAATCAACAGCTTATTTTAAAGAATTCTATTTAAATTTTGGTAAAAATATACTAATACCCGCAATTAATATTGCTTTAGATTTAGGACCATCAACATTAAATGTTGTTGATAATTCTGTTGTATCTAATCCATCACAAGCAGCTACTATATTAATAAAATTATTAAATCCATTACCTTTAAATTATAAAGTTAATGACTTATTAAATATTGTTGATGAAATTTCTAATCCACAAGTATTTGATGTCAATGTAACAATTGACCCAGTTCCTGTAGTTTATCCTACTTTACGTAATCCTAACTTTGATTTAGATTTAGATAATTTAAGAGTAGGACCTACTCCTTATTATAACTTTAATCAAATAACTACTTTTAGTGGTGCTTTTGCTCCTCAATTACAACAATTATTAGGACAATTAAGTGCTTCTAATTTTGCTATTAATGTTGATTATACTGATTATGAAAACTTTGTTCATTTCTCATCTGCAGCTCGTAGAGTAGAAGGATTTAAATATAAGTTAAGTAATATTGAAACGTACGCTTCAGCATCTTCTTCAGCTGCGACAAGTACATCTCCAACTGCTCAACTTGACGCCCAATCATATCAAGCTAAAATAAATACAACAATTCAAAGTTTTGATGGTTGGGAACAATATTTGTATTATGAAACAGGCTCATATTCTTGGCCTAAACAAAATTCAACTAAACCATATATTATCCAATCAATAACCTCATCTGCTTCTCAGATTTGGTATAGTGGTAATTATAATTCAGCTTCATTATACGATGATAATAATCAAAATTATATGTTATATACCTTACCAGGTTATATAGCTGAAAATGGAGATAATGAATTAGCATTTAAGTTTGTTGCTTCTGTAGGTCAAATGTTTGATGATGTTTGGATTCATATTAAAGCGATATCTGAATTATATCAAGCTAAAAACTCATTAACTGAAGGTATATCTAAGGATTTAGTGTACTTTGCTTTACAGTCAATGGGTATTAATACTTATACTGATCAAGATGGTGATAATCAATTCCAATACTTGTATGGTGTAAATGAGAATGGTACTTATAAACCCATAACAGGCTCTTATGAAACACTAATTAGTGCTTCTAATTATCAATTATCAGGACAAGATCAACAAAAAGGAATTTATAAACGTTTATACTCAAACTTACCTTTATTACTTAAATCAAAAGGTACAACACGTTTTATTCAATATTTAAACACTATATTTGGTATTCCTGATACAGTGATGAGTTATACTGAATATGGTGGGGTAGATAAATTAACATCTTCATTTGAATATTCATATGATAGATTCACTTATGCTTTACAATCATCAGGATCAAATCGTATAACTATTCCTTGGAATTATACTTCACAAAGTTTAACTAGGACAGGATATAATGACATTGTACCTAATGGTATTGAGTTTAGATTTAAAGCATACCCAACCGCATCAAATATATTAGCTACTACTTTTGCTACTCAATCTTTATTTTATAGTGGTTCAGTAATACAATTTAATTTATTATATAGAAATACAGGATCATCTGATTCTATATATTCAGGTAGTGTAGGAAATTTTGGATATTTCCAATTTAAATTAGGTGGATTATCAGTGACATCTTCTACTGTACCTATTTATAATACAGGTTCAAATAGTGATTCTGATAATGATACTGATTGGTATTCTGTATTAGTACAAAGAACAAAACCAGATTTAAGAATAGGAGATGTTAGTACTTCTCAAACATATACTTTTTATGTTAAGAATAATGTTTGGGGAGAAGTAGGACATGTAGCAAGTGCTAGTTTAACTACAGCTACAGCTGCTACTAACTCATTATGGTACCGTCAAGGAGCTATGACTTTTTTAAGTGGTAGCAATCCATTTTCTGGTTCAATCCAAGAAATAAGATTATGGTCTAATTATATATCTGAATCAGCATTTGATTCACATGTATTAAATCCTGAATCAATTGAAGGTAATTATACTTCATCCGCGTTTAATGATTTAGCAACTAGATTTACTTTAGGTAATAATCTATACACTTATAATCATAGTCTAACAAGTAGTGTAGCATCAACACATCCAGATCAAAAAACTCAAATATTAAACGCTACATTTGCTAATTTTCCTAACAGAAATAACTATTCATCATTTACTGAAATATATTACGCTGATGTAGCTAATTCAGGATTTGCAAATCCAGTGACTGATAAAATTAGAATTATAAGTGGAAGTACTTATGGTACTCAATTATTACCTAATAAGAGTATTGAAATAACACCAATAACCCCATTAACTAAAGATATACATTTCCTTGACGCGAGTTTATCTCCACAAGATGAAATTGATAAAGATATTATAGCACAGTTAGGTTCAACTTATGATATTGATCAAATAATAGGTGATCCAACTGGTAATGGATATCTTGAATTAGAAAAATTAAGAGAATCATATTTTAAAAAATATACAAAAAGAAACAATTATAAAGATTATATTCGTTTAATTGATTTCTTCCACAACTCATTATTTAGAACATTAGGTGATTTTACTCCGGCTAGAACAAATTTAGCAACAGGTATTATCATCAGACCTAACTTACTTGAAAGATCAAAATATGAAATTGAAGATCCACAAGTAGATTCTAACAATAACTTAACTGGTTCTATTGACTTACTTTCTATTACAGGAAGTAATGGTGGTGACTATACACAACCTACTTATAGTTATGATGTTAATACAAATGTAGGTCGTATATCATTAACATCAGATGGTAGAGATTTCTTTTATGGAGAATTACCTAGCGCATCTATTAATGCTCATTTTACATCATCTAACCCATTTATTTATTTTAACTCAGATAATACAAGTTCATTTTCATCATCAATATGGAATGTAAATTATAATCCATTATTAAATAATGTTGAATTAAATCAAACTTCAAGTATTAGACGTAAATTAACTCTTATAGGCGGTAATGCTGGATTTGTTTCTGGTAGTCAATATATAAGTGAAAGTATTCAATTACAAGATTTCACTTACAAATACACACGTCATATAAATGGAAGATATGAAGGATCTAAAACAACCAGTCAAACATATAACGCTTATTCAAGCGGTGACTTAACATTTGGTAAATCAGCAGCTATTGATACTAATACTATACGTTTTGCTTTCTTCTCAGAAGCATACGCTACAGGATCTGATTTAATAGCGATGCCTGAACGTACTAATTTATATATTCGTTATTTAATTGATGTTAGTGGCTCATTAACTGAATTAACTAAACGTAATTATGATACATTAAAAGAAAATCAAAAAACTAATTTATACGAAGTACAAAGAATATTCAAATCAGGAGAAGTAGTGAATGTTGGTTTATTTGATAATCAAAATCCAACTAAACAAGTTGATTTAGATGGTAATAAACTTATATACCAAGGTGGATTTAAATATGAACCTGTTTTATGGAAACAATATGATAGTGCGTCTTTAACATATACTGTTAGTCCTTCTATTATTGCTACACAATCAAACGGGTATAATATTCAGGTAACAAATGTTAATTATCAAAACTATAATAACCCTAATAACTATGGAGGTGGAGGTCCTTATGGAGTTGTTACTTTTGATATTTCAAACGCTGCCTCTTTAACTCTAACAGGTAACGCTATTGTTACACTCCAATTTATTGTTGATATATATGGACAAGGTCCTCAAATTTATAATGTTAGTGTTACTATACCTCAAGGACAAACTTTTAGTAATCAATTTCTAATAACAGCAGAAGTAAACACTATCAACTCAGTTGGGGTAACTAATATAACACCTCCATCAGGTGGTTCTCCTTCACAGTTTATTTCTTCAATGCTTAATAGAACAGATTATACTCCAAATTTAAAACAACATTCTGCTACAGTAATATCATGTTCATACTCACAATCTATGTTTTTTGGTAATCTTAATTATCACTCATACGAATTTCAAGGTTCAACAACATTTGTGACAAGTTCTATTGATTATGGATTTGATTTAAATCCTGGAGACGTTGTTAGATTTGCCACACCAGGTACTATACCTATAGTATTTTTATATCCACAATTTGAATATACTATTATGAGTGTAAATAAACCAGTAGCATTTCCTAACGCTGGCTCTAATTTTAAACATGTAACATTCACTATTGATAGACCTTTAGATTCAACCTTAGCTCTTCAAAATGGAGAAATTCCGCTTTATATATTTTCTCGTAAAATAGCCAATGAAACAAATATAGTAATTGAACATACTAAACTTCCAGGTAGCACATCTGGTGGTATTGCTAAAAATACTAATCTAGCTGTTGACATTGATAATCAAGTAGCTAATATCACAAGTGAACTTAAGAGTAAAATATTTAGTACAGTTCTCATTCCATAACATATTTATATAAAACATATACACAGATGTCATTTTTAAACAACCAATTAGTAACAATTGACGCGGTTCTTACAAAGAAAGGCCGTGAGTTAATGGCTCGTAATGATGGTTCATTTCAAGTAACACAATTTGCATTAGCAGATGATGAAATTGATTATACTCTATATAATCCAACACACCCATCTGGTTCAGCATTTTTTGGTGAAGCTATTGAACAAATGCCTTTATTACAAGCATTTACAGACGAGACTCAAAACTTAAAATATAAACTTGTAACACTTACTCGTGGAACAAGTAAACTACCAGTATTAAATGTTGGATACGCAGCTATTTCATTACGTCAAGCTGCTTCTATCAATATCACACCTCAAACATTAAATTATTTAGGTGCTGTTTCAACATTTGAACCTTCTGGTTATCAAATGACTGTGGGAGATTCAAGATTCCTTAGTACATTCACAGGTACAGGTATTGATACAACTGGATTAAACATAACAAGCCCAATTCCAAACTCAGCTGGTTCTAGTTTATCAGCAAGTCAAATTGGTACATCATTTAGTTTAATTGCAACAACAATTAATACTTTATTTGGTACAAATGCTTTACCTGGTGCTTCAATATCAACAACTATAACAGTAATTGGTAGAGACAGTGGTGCTAGAATTACTATACCTTTAACAATTATTAAAACCTAATTAATATATGTCTTTTACAGCTTTCAACCCTGAAGACTCAGTAATAAGTTCAGATGCTACCATTGCCCCTATGTGGACAGGTGATGTGACTACGTTAACTACTTTTTTTACTAGTTCAACCCAAGAATCAGCAGCTCCTGGAAAATTCTATTTAGATGTTTACCAAACTGCTTCTGCTTTAAGTAGCGCTGAAGTTCAATTTTCAGTAGCGTATGGTCATATAAGTGGTTCAGGTTCAGCTTATTTTAATGCTTCTATACCATCTAAAACTCCTACAAGAGATATATATGGTCAATTTAGATCATTGATATACGGTGATGAAAATACTTCATTCACTTTTGGAACATCAAATAATCCATCTAAAGATATTATTATAGTATCAATTAATAGAGCTCGTTTTAAAGAATCATTTAATCCTGGTTCATTAACACTTAGAATTACTAGTGGTAGTAACTCAATTACTTTAACTGACGATTCTACAGTAACAACTACTTCAACTTATATTGGTACATCTCGTGTTTATCAATTATTAAGCGGTTCATCTAATAATGTGTCTTCTTCTAACTATACAGTTAGTGGATCTTATGGTTTAATGATTCCTGATGAAGGATTAATTATCTTAAACCCAAGAGCATTAGCTTTAGCACCAGGTGCTTTAGGTGGTGTTAGTGCAGTATTCAATGAATTTAGTTCATCTCAAGTTTCAGATGCTAATTTAACTTATAATATTAACAATAGAATGATATATACTATGATATCATCATCTGCTGTTACAACACCTACTTTTAGTTTACAAAACTATGAAACAATTTCTTCACGCTACTTCTTTGTTAGAGTAAAAAATGGTGATTATAATTATACAACTAACCCAACTATAATTGATTCAAACGGTAATTTATTATATACTCAATTAGTTTATAATCCACAAACTTATATCACATCTGTTGGTTTATATAACAGTGGTGGTGACTTAGTCGCTGTGGCTAAATTAAATAAACCATTAGTTAAAGATTTTACTAAAGAATTATTATTAAGAGTTAAATTAGACTTCTAATGTTACGCCCATGTCATCTTTTAAAAGAATTAATGTATCTGACTCGTTTGTAGTTCCTTATGTAGCAAATAAGAACTGGGACATTTTATCTAGTTCTTTTGCTGAGAAACAAATAACAGTCAATGTAGGCGTTAACATAACCAGTTCAGTATTTGATCCAATTGATGAGAATAATACTAATGGAAGTTATGATCGTTTAATATACGATGTTGTTAACTCCACTTATTATCCTAACTTTTTACCATCAGGATCTGTAGTAACAGCTTCAAGACAAAGTACTATCTTAAATGATGGTACCTTATCAACATCATCATATTATAATGGATTTGTTGAATTAGGAAACTTAGATACTATAAAGTATTTTCCTACACAATCAAACTCAGTCATTTACACTATAAACATCCCTCGTCAGTTAACTGGTGAAGGAGTTTTACCTACTACATTTGAAATATATTTTAATAAACAAGCTACTTGTGAAAATTTTAGTATTACAAATACTGGATTTGGACCCGCGGATGTAGAGTATGTTTTATGTGGTGAAACAGGTTATACATCAGAAACAATATTAACATCAACTACAGTTTATAGATGTATTGATAGTAGTGTTCCTATTAATGTTATTAATGGAACTGTAACTACATCTTCTTTAGGTTCTTGTACATCATCTCTATCAACATATAGTAAAATATATGATGATGGAAATTATAACTTATTATATAGTGGAAGTAATGTGAGTTCATCTATCAATACATTATTATCTCAAAGTTCATATGTAGGTAATGTATTTTATGAACAAAATATTGCTATTTTAACTATTATACCTAACAATATTAGATTAACAGGATGGAGAGGAATTAATCCTTATTGTGTCCAAACATCACCATCACCTACACCAACAGTAACACCAACTAAAACACCAACACCAACTGTAACACCAACAATAACAATAACACCAACTAAAACACCAACACCAACTGTAACACCAACAATAACAGTAACACCAACAATAAGTGTCACACCTAATGTCACATCTACTCCAACACCAACTATAACACCTACTGTAACACCAACAATAACTGTAACACCAACACCAACTGTAACACC